GGACATCACATTTTACACCACATTTAACACCACCACACACACTCACACCACATTTAACACCACATTTCACACCAAACATCCACCACAAAAACATCACCACCACAAACCAACACACACTCACACATACTCCCCACCCACACCAAATATACACTCTCTCAACATCTCTTCCGATGACACGTGTATCGTACAACTCTGCATATCACCTATAAATGAACCCTTCATCTCCTCCTCCAACAATCTATACACCTCAATAGCACTACACTTCTTTAAACCATTCTTACCCAAAACACTCAACAAATTACATGTCATCACATTACCATCACCCGTCATATACGAATCCTGATTATCCAACGACGAACCTATACTCACCCAATCATAATCCACCAACTTTTTATCTATCATCGAACCCGACGAACAATGATCCGATATAAACACCACCAATAACCTACCATCACTTCCAGATTCAACCACACCCCTCTGTATTATATCCGTTATATCATCATCCAACACATTACCATCTGGCAATTGATACACTTCATCCATACTATCTTTTATTGTCTCACCACTACACATCACACCTATCATTTCATCACCACTCGTATCAGTCACCTGATTACCGTGACCATTCATATAAACATACAACACTGGTCTATCATAACCTCTCTCCATCACACCCCTCACTACTTTGTATAACGTATCCTTTACACCACTCACACTCACACTACCACCTATCATCTTTGTAATACAAGTATCATCTAAACACATAAATTCCTTAAACTTCTCTGTAAACATAATCGCTGTCTTTTCTGACATATTTGCACCCCAATAATTTCTAGATACAACCAACAAATGCCCTACCATTATATCCTATCAAGAAAAAAATTTTACAACAACCAAAAACTAAACTTAATAAACATTATATTTAAAATACACACTTTGGTAATTATGTAAATTTTTTTTCTATGTATTCTTTATAAAAACTATAATGGGGTGTGAAAACATTATCAAATTCTTCTTTCACGTTTCTAATACCATAAAACTATACCATTGGCAAACTACTAGCTTCGCTAGACACAAAGCAACTTGTGACTTGTTTAACGCACTTCAACCTCTTATAGACGAATTCATCGAAGTTTATATGGGTAGATATGAACGACCAAACTTTTCAGGTGGTTTCAAACTTAACATTCAAGAACTTACTGACGATTCTGCTCCAGATCTCGTCCAAGGATATATCGATTATCTCAAAAATGATCTACCAACCTACTTGAAATCATCTGATACTGATCTCCTAAATATTCGCGATGAAATGATATCAAACCTTAACAAAATCCTTTACTTATTTACATTGAATTAAATAATTTTTATTATATATACATATTATATAATAAACGCGTTATGCCATTTCCAAACACTGGCCCTGTTAAACTATCCGATGTTAAAAATTCGGTTTACACAAACGAAACATCGTATTTTTTAGACAAATTGTCTACTAAAAATAAAGAAAGCGCTTCAGCTGCATATTCTACAAGACTTGTAAATTCCAGCTATTCTGGACCAGCTGTTAACGTCAGAAGAGCAAGTGATAACGCAACACAAGATTTTTACGCCGATATCAACGGAAATCTTGGAACAGAATACCTCGCAAAAGGAACTACATTAGATTCCTGGTTAGGAGCGAGCAATGGTTATGTCACAAAGATATATGACCAAACTGGTAATAACAGACACGTCAGTCAATCTACTAATGCTAATCAACCAACCATAGGACCAATCCATCTTTTAGACGCTATGAGTTCCGCCGGTAAATCCGCAACTACAGGAGCCTATGGACTTTTTAGAATGAATTCATCATACACCGGACCAACTATAAGAATACGAAGAACTCAAGATAATACAGAAAGTGATTTTTATGCTGACGCCAATGGTAAACTCGGTACTGCATTGAATGGAACTGGTACACCATTCCAATCTTGGATACAAAATAGCACTGCATTTGTAAGAACTTGGTATGATCAAAGTGGAAACGGGTTCCATTGTCAACAAAGCGACAATGGATTACAACCAGTATACGCATACGAAACAGGTGTTATCGATTTCAGTTTATCTGGTGGAAACAAATACTTCTTAATGGGTAACACTGCCGGACCTATGCCCACTGGACCCAACCCTAATTATACTGTTGTCTTTAAACACGGTATCGTAGATACATACCACGGTTGTGTTGTTGCCAGTGGGTTAGTCAACTCAAACAATAATCATAATGGAATCATTATTTATAATACAGCAGACGGTTGGGCATACTTAAATTATTGGTGGTTCAACGATCACACTTGGGGACAGTATATTCCTGGAAACACTATAACTATAAAACACGATGGAACTACCCAAACAACTTATCTCAATAATCTTCAACAAAATACATCTACTAGAAGTGGATTACACGTCTCCACAGCTCAACAATACATGGGATGCGATGGGCGTTTCGGTGGAACTTATTTAAATGGACAATTATATTATGTATGCATTATGAACACTGCCATATCTGACGCTGACAGAAACATATTACACCAATATGAACCAGAATTTGGTTATATCCAAAATGCATACAATCCGTTCAAATATGATATCTTTTATAATGGCTCTTCGTCTCGTATGGAACTTCTCGCTACCACTGTAGGATGCGAATACCCACCACCTGGATCTATCACTGCTAATACAACCAATGTTACTGGAAGAACTTATGGTAATGGCACATATATATGTTCTGCTAGTTCTACGTTTGCTAATACTGGAAACTTTTATTTGGCATTTGGTGGTGAAACTTGGTGGGAATCAGCTGCTAATTATGATTTTAATAGTGGTAATAATAATGGAACATATTCTACAAGTACCACAAATATGGGAACTCTTACAGGAGACTGGGTACAAATACAAATGCCAGTATCTATTGCTGTACGTTCCTTTAGTTTTGGCTCTACTATTTATGATGGTACTGTAAGAGCTCCAAGACGCTTTGGACTTCTCGGTAGTACAAACGGTTCTACTTGGAAATGTATTCATTACGATTCCGGTATTACAGATTGGTTAGCTGATGGTAGACCAAAATATTTTATCACCAATATCGACAACACTTCTACATTTAATTACTTTCGTCTTGTTGTTAGTGAAATGGGTAACAGTTATACTGGAACTGGTGTTAATTGGCAAAACGTCACCGATGTAAGTATGCTCAAATTCAATCCTGCAACACCTCTTACACGTGGTTCCATGGAATACACTTATCTATTACAATGTAGTCCCCGAGATTCAATGTTTGCAGTTGTATGTGAACAACATGTCGCAATTGGTTCTACAATAGTATCTAACGAAAGAGCTAGTCTTATCATGTATAATTCCGGACTCAAAACTGCATCTTACTTTGCAGGTCAAAACAATGATACAAATATATCTAGAGAAGGACCTTGGTCTCATAGAAATATCGTTATGATTTGTAATCATAATAAAGTAGGAGGAGCTGCTCAAAGTATTCATTATTACGACAATGGTATTCTTACCACTACATCTAGTGCTAATCCAACTGCTCTTAAGGTCAGTGTTGGAGGTTTTTATATAGGATCTAGAGTAGATGGCGTTGAATGCTTCCATGGTTCTATCAATGAAGTTATTGTCGTAAATGATATGTTAACTCCAGGAGAAGCACTGTTATACAATACAACCAGATATCCTGAAATGTCAAATCGTATTATGCCACTCCTTAAACCAAAACATATGATAAACTTTGATCCAATGACACCAAATAATGTACCATCAGACACTGTAGTTAAATGTTCTGTAAGAGAATTATCACCTCTTAGACACAACTCTCGTGTTTTTGAGATGGGTGATTTTTATATGAGTACATACACCAATAGACCATTATTCCGCATACCAGGACATACAAACGGACCATATGGAAGTGTTACTAACAGTGAACCTTTTGTACAATTTGATTCTGCATCAAGTCATCATTTAACAGCTAGTTCACGTACTTTTAATATCGATTCCGGTGGTGGTTTTACAGCTATTATGTGTGTGAAAAGAATAGGAACCTTAAACGCTAATTCGAGATTTTTTGATTTTGGAAGTGGTGGTCCTAATAATAATATTTTATGCGGTATGTATGTAACAGGTACATATTTTCAAATTTACAATGGAAGTACAAATATATTGAATGTAAACGTAGAATATCTACCACCAGTTGACCAATGGTTCGTTATATGTTGTAAATACACAAAATCTACTAATCGAGGTGAAATCTTCTTTAATGGTATACGTTACATGGATGCAGCTGCTAGTGCAACACCAACTGATAGAACTGTTAATAATACCTATATTGGTCGAAGTGGTTGGAGTGGTGACCCTTATCCAAATTATTACACAACTGGATTATACGCATATGCTAGATCCCTTAGTGACACTGAAGTTGCAGCTGTTAGTAATGCCTTATTGTATCCTAATGTATATGGTGTACCAAGAAGTATTACTACTAGATATTCAAATGTAACACACTCTGGTAAACTCTTCTCTCATCCTATAGCTTCAGGTGGTCTTCATACTTCAAATGTTGTTACTGCACCAGTTAGTCCTAATACATTTGGATCTTTTAGTAATTGGAACGGTGATTTTGTTGCTATAGATGATGTACCAGCACTTCCTATATCAATCGCGTTCTGGGTAAATTGTATAAATGGTGGTGGATATCAAACATTTTGTAGTATAACCGAACGTTCACGAACTAATCCTATCGTACAAATGGATTGGGCCCAAAATGATGGAAGATTAGGCTTCTTTTTTGCATTACCTGGATGGTGGACTGACGGTCTTCTTTACAATATTTCACCAGATACTTGGTATCACATCGCTGTTACTATATCACCTAATTATATTGGTAAAGTATACATAAACGGATCTTTGGAAAAAACGATAACTGGATCCGGTTTAGATTGGTGGAAGGGACGAAATAGAATAATCATAGGTTCTAATGGTGACGGTGGTCCTGGATCTACAAGAGGTTTCTATGGACGTTTATCTGATTTCCGTATATACGATATGGAACTACGACAAGACGAAATTACGAATATTTCAAACGCCAATTATTATCGTAACAACTTCCAAATCGGTTACACTAATGAATCAAACTTTTTAGTAAACAGAAATAACTGGACGCAAGAAATGACCTTTGTACAATATGGTAATTATGGTAATGAAAATATCGACTCTGGACCTTATCTTGCCAAACAAATTGGTAGATCTGATATAGGAAGTTCTCTTAATCAATATTATCACATAACTGCTATCCAAAATTATGATAGTTTTACTGCTTCATTTGATATTTTAACCAGTTCCGCTGTAGCTGATGGGTTGTACTTTTTCTGCGGTGGTACAGCCCCTCAACCTAGCAGCGGGACACTTAATTATACTAATTACGGTGCAAGTGGTGTAAATGCTTATGTTATCAACTTTCAAATATACAATGGTAATGTTCAACAAAAACCCGGTGTATATCTACTAAGTAATTTTGCTGATAAAACTACTGTTACTCACAATGGTTTACTCGCTTACAATGGAAATACACAATGGCTTGGGTCCAATCGTTTTATACCTGTTACTATTAAATACACACGAGGTTCTGTAAACACGTGGGTTATAAACGTTAATGGACAGGACGTTATCACATATAATGATCACAATAACGCTTATTGGCGTACTGTAGCTGGAAATTATTGGGGTATAGGTTCTTATATAGGTGGAGCAACTGCAAATGTCGTATTTAGAAGTGTTGAACTAAGTTATACACCAACTGACTCTCAACTTTCTGTCAGTAGTATTGTACCAAGAGGTATTGGTATGGGTGCCAGTGTACGTGATAAATCTGTACCTGGTCTTATCCCTGGATTTACATGGAAATTTTACGATTATATTGCAAATGCAGCAGATGTTATTCAAATTCCACGTTCTTCAATGACATCTAATACAACAACATATTCTGGAAGCACACATTACGACGGTACATATATTGCGTCGGCTAGTAATGCTCACGGACACTCAACATTTGGTGGTCCTCACGTAGCTTTTAACAATACAAATGATGATCAGTATAATGTATGGGGGATTGCTGGTTATAATTGGGTAACAGGAGTATACGAAGGATCTACCAGTACCACCGTATCAGGTGTTGCGCAAGCTGGAGAATGGATCCAAATCCAAGTGCCTAATCCAATTGTTCTATATTCATTTACCCTAAGATTTTGGTGGCCTAATCAATCTTATTGGCCAAAAAGTTTTGTTATAGCTGCAAGTAATGACGGTTCTACTTGGACGAATATATATAGTACTACTACAGCCAGTTTTACTTATAGCGTTAATCAGACATTTGTTACAACAGGTGATCCAGTACCATATAGATACTTCAGATTAATTTCCAGACAAAATTCTGGAGGACCAGGCGCCTGCGATTTTTGGATTCTTGATCAATGGATCTTAAATACAATTCCTATGGAAGCCAACCCATATAGAAGCATCGGAAGATCCAGTTCGACATTTAATATGGCAGATTTAACAAATGCATATGTCCCAGATAATAACAGTGCTGCTTCACACCTTGTTTTTGCTGAAGGATGGTTCCTCGCAAATCAAACTGGTACATGGACTTTTACTACAACAAATTCTGGAGGATATACTCACCTTTACATTAATGGAAATATTTTATCAACTGGTGGTGGTGGAAATATCTCAATGACAAAAGGAACATATTACAGAATCAATATGTGTTATGGTAAAAATTCTGGTTCTGGTGCAGGATCGATTTCCTTTACACCACCAGGAGGTAGTTCTACATCAAACTGGCGTGGATATATATTTAGTTCAACTGGAACAAATAGTTCATTCCCTGCAGAAAGTGCCAAAGTCATAAAAGACATTACAAATACTAACACAGATGGTGTTTACCATATACGTCTAAATGGTATAGGGACTGCGACGTATTGTTTGATGAATGACTGTTATGATGGTGGTGGTTGGATGTTGTTAATGAAAGCAGCGCGTGGTATGACATTTAACTACTCTAGCAATTATTGGACAACTGCAAATACACTAAATCCATCCGATACAACACGTACAGATGGTGATTCTAAATTTGATGCATTCAACTACGGATACATTAAAGATGTTATGGCCATATTCCCAGATATCCCATCTAAATCATATACAAATGTTATCGGAAAAACTGGAGGATCTCTTGATTTACAAGATGGATGGTGTTGGAAAGTTGATAATTGGAATGGTAATAGTAGAACAACTGCTTTAGCTGGATTTCAAGTCAGTAGAGATGTTTTAGCTTGTCCATCACCTGATACATTTACTGGTTTTAGTACAAGTTTGTGGTCGTATAATACAAGTTCTCAACGTCACGTTTTCGGAGGAGGATCACATCTAAGTGCCAGTTTAAATACTAGATGGGGATTTTTGTGGAACAATGAAGCAAATCAAGATTTTACATCTTGTGATCTCATAGGAGGTATTGGTTTAAATACTGGTGTTTGGAACTCGAATTATAGTTTCAGTGCAGGAGATGTATTCTTTTGTTGTGGTACAGCTAATGTAAACCGTTCTATGCGTCTTGAATTGTGGGGACGTTAATAAAAATACGTGTTTCGATTTAAAATGTACCTTTTTTTTATTTACATAACATATAAATAAAATGACTAGTTATACAAATTTAGATCAATCACAAATTGACACTACTACAAGTTTCTTCAACAAATTAGACACCAATCTATCAGGTATCGTTTCCATACAACAAATCATAGACGCTTGCTACAATGATGCAGCTAGTAAAGTTCAACTACAAATACCACAGTGGCTCGTAAACATATCACTAGAATATACACCTGAAAGCATCATTACACAACAAGAATATGACGCAAAAAAAGAATATAACACAATACCTATCCCTGGACAAGTTCAAACATTATCATATCCTGAACTAACACTTGATTTTTCAGACATTGATACCGATAATGATGGTCAAATAACATTCCAACAATTATATGATAAATATACGAGCTTACTTCCAACACCTCAACTTTTTTATACAAGTCAAAGTTTTATAGATTTAATCAAAACCGAATACAACTTGACCAACGAATCTACCATTACACTAGAACAATTTCTTACATACGAAAACGATCACAATATTACTCGATATTGGCCAATTTAACCCTTTATTTAAAAATAAGATTTCTTTGGATCTTAAATGTCTCTTGAATCTTATACATCTGACGTCGAAAATCTATTAACAGATTCAGCTATTATATCATACTTTACAAGTTCAAATAAAAATATTGTACACTTTGTTAAAACTTATATTGAAGTCGACAAAATTCTTGATTCTAACTCCTCTGATACTAATATATTATACAATAAATTAGATGAGATTAAAAACACACTTACGAACCAAACAAACCATATTGTAAATATTTCATCAACAAATGCCCTATTACAAAACAAACTTGAATCTATAAAAGATACTACCAATAATGAACTAAGATGTATGTTTATCGAATTACAAAAGGAACTTGGTAAAAACAATACAGCTCACGAATTGAAAATGATTTTTGAAAATTTCAAGGAAAGAATAGACTTGTTAAATTCACAACGCTTAAATGACGTCGATCGTAAAAATTTAGAAGTCTTTACAAATATCCAATCGACATTTGAAAGATCTCTCGATTCACACTCTATCAATAACAAGATTGTGTCTATTGAAAATGCTCTTAGTTCTATTAATCAGAATTTCTCAAATAATTCATCTAAAAAAGGTCAAGTTGCAGAAACTGTACTCCTAAATGTATTAACAGAATCCTTTCCAGATACTGAAGTTGTAGATACATCACATCAAGCAAATTCTGGAGATATTCAATTAATCAGAGACAACAAACCTATTATTCTTATAGATTCTAAAAACTTTGGTAGCAAAACTGTTCCTAAAAGAGATCTTGACAAATTTTATAATGATATTCAACAAAATAACTGTTCTGGTATCTTATGTAATGCATTCGGTGGAATTGCCAATAAACAACATTTTGAAATTGATATCGTTGATAAAAATATCTTGGTTTTCGTACATTCACATCAGTTTGATTCTAACACATTCCGTTTGGCAACAAATATCATCTATAATATGCATCAAGAACTAAAAGATAAAAGAAGTGATTCGATTGTACTTGACCAACGTTTATATCAAAACATCAAAATCGAATACAATTATTACATCCAAACATTTAGACATCATTTAGATATTATAAAAGCCAATGTTAATTCCCTATCACAACTCAGTTTTACTCTTTTAGATAACTTTTTTAAACGTAAAGCAACAAATGTTGAACTAAAGCAATTTAGTTGTCATATCTGTTCTACACAGTTATCTACAGAAAAAATCCTTAAAAGACACCTTAAAACCCAACACCCTAATATCCCACCTCCAGAAAATACTACTCCACTTATAACTGCTGTCACATCAACTCCAAGAGGACGACCAAAGAAAAAAGTAAAAGAAGAAACAGATGAAATTGTAGCAGTAGACCAAGGTTCTTCTAATTCTGAAAGTTCTTCAAAGTCAGATTCATCTGAAAATACATAATTAATGTATTTGTCCATGTATTAAAATTAATTTCAGTGTTAATTTTAATGGAAAACATATCAACCTTTGTCATCAGTTTACAATATCCAGAAAAATTATTATGTAAATTACTACATGATCACAATATAGACGCTACTTTATTTAATGCAATAGATGGTCAGCAAGTATCAAATAAAATTATAGAAAAAAACTTTACAAAACTATACAGTTACTTTGGACCCAAAAGTTCCATAGGATGTGGATTATCACACCTAAATGTATGGAAAACATTTTTAAAATCGGATAAAGAATACGCTGTTGTATTTGAAGATGACATTATATTAGAAAATGTACAAGATTTATCGAACACTATACCTCGCTATATCAAAAAAACACCTAACGATTTTGATATTCTCTATTTAGGGTCATTTGGTTCAGAAAACACACCAAACTTTTTCACAACTGCAATGTATTTATTAAATATGCGTTCTACATACCACAAAATCAATGATCACATCTGCAAACCACAAGTTGCACTCGCTATGCACTCATATGTTATAAGCAAAAGAGGTGCAGCTAAATTGGTAAAACTATTAAATGGAAGGATCCATAATCATATTGATTATTGTATACAAAACCTATACAGTAAAGGTTTGTTAAACAACTATATAACAACACCCAGATTATTGTATCAATCTTCTACAAATCGTTTGGTTTCTACAAATGTATCTAATATGTACCCAATACTCGTTAATAAAATTTTATCTAATTTCTATTTAGATAAATATGTTAAAACTAGTTATATAACTACAGTATCGGTATTTAGAATTGGAAATCTAAATTTTACTATTTCAACTATTTTCATAATAATATTGTCCCTCATTTTTCTATACGTGGAAACAGATATCAACTCTTTATTGTTATTTATTATACTTTTATCATTACCTGATCTGTTATCATATCAGATGGTTTGTTTATATTAAAGTTGCATAAGACAATTGTGCTACCATTGTATCCGTCGATACAGTGTCCGTCCAATCACTACTACTTGAACTGCTTGATGAACTGCTCGATGAACTGCTTGACGAACTGCTTGACGAACTGCTTGACGAACTGCTTGACGAACTACTTGAACTTGATGAACTACTTGAACTTGATGAACTACTTGATGAACTACTTGATGAACTACTCGAAGTGGAACTTGTTGAAGAAGATCTCGAAGACGAAGAACTAGATCTTGAAGGTGATCTACCACGTGGTGTAATTTGTACCATTATATTAGTATTCGTATTTGGTGTAATATCATTTAGTTCGTCTTGTTGATTTTGCGTTTGTCCCTGACCTTGTGCTTGCCCCTGGGCTTGACCTTGATTTTGAAGCGATGACATTTTTCTTTTTGTATACTATATAACAAGAAAAAAAAAATATAGAAATAATGTACATTTTGAATAAAATAATCAAAACATATTAAATAACCAATATACTTTTACTTGCTTTTGCGCTTTGGAGACTTGCTCTTATAACAACAAAATTTTTATAAGATTTATAGTTGTTTATTACATATCGAAATCAATGTCATCAATGTTAATCTCCAAATTTTCATCATCAATAAGATCCAACTCAATATCAATACATTCATCAACCAATTCTTCTGTACATTTGGCTTCATCAATTTCCAATTCCTCAACTGGCTTTTGAGTTACAATCTCTGCAAATTCATTGACTTCATTTAATTCTTGTTTTTGTTTTCCCTTACTTTCTTTGACTTCATTCACTTCTTGTTTTTGTTTTCCCTTACTTTCTTTGACTTCATTCACTTCTTGTTTTTGTTTTCCCTTACTTTCTTTGACTTCATTCACTTCTTGTTTTTGTTTTCCCTTACTTTCTTTGACTTCATTCACTTCTTGTTTTTGTTCTTTTTTAGTTTCTTTTTTCTGTTTGACTTCTTGTTTTTGTTCTTTTTTAGTTTCTTTTTTCTGTTTTACTTCTTTGACTTCTTTAAAGGACATAACAAATCTTTTTCCATCAATATACCATTCCTTGCGTTCAGAATCAAAAGTACAAGCTTTATCAAAAATGTTATTTTCCTCTTTACCATCGATCATAAACTGGAAATGTCCATCAGTTCCAAATAGTTTTGAAAACATATCAACAAACATACTTACTTGATAAGTAATTTTACCTGGTGTTTCATCTTTTTCATTTTCATTAGTTTTTTGATTAGTTTTTGTTTTTTGGGTTTCACATTTTTCATTGGTTTTTTGTTCAACTGGGGTTTTGTCTTTTTCTTCTGTTTTTTTGTCTTTTTCTTCTGTTTTTTTGTCTTTTTCTTCTGTTTTTTGTTTTTTAAAAGTTTTTGTTTTAGAAGATGAAGCTTCAGAAGATGTATCAGTTTCTTTTCTTGCTCTTTTTGGTTTGTTTTCACGAAAGTCTTTTGTCAAAAGCTTAATATCATTGATTTCTTTATCGTCTTTACTAATAAAGTAAACTTTCATTAATCCTTTGATATAAGTTTCCAATTTGTTTCTCCCTGGTTCTTCAAAATCATCAAGTTTTACATCTTGCCATTGGATTGAAGATCCATCAACCAAATCACTGATTTTATAATCGGTAGTTGGAACCCAAGCGATAAACTTTTTCAATTCTTTTGCAAACTTGTCACTTAAAACAACAGACATATAATAATTACACACATTGCAAAAAAAATTCAATTTTTTATTTTACTTTTATATTATAAGAGATATGAATCGTCAAACAGATACATTATTGTTTAAATTTGGTTCTGTAAAGGTAACCGACACAATAGACAACAATAATTCTCGTATGATAAACGTTGGGTACCCGCTTGTATCATCTGATGCAGCTACGAAAAAATATGTAGATGACAACATTAGTTTTTCAGAAATGTTTGCAGGAACAGGATTAACTAAAACTGGCACCACTTTTAGCGTAAATAGTAGTTTAACTCATGTAACTGCTATAGGAAATATCAATAACGGAACCTGGTCAGCTAACACAATTAATGTTCCATATGGCGGTACTGGTAAAACTAGTTTTACAGCAAATAAACTAATTATGGGCGATGGAGCAAATCCATTGGTTTCTATATCACAAGTATCTTTCGAATCCAACAAACTTAATAGCACAGCTCCAATCGAAATATCTAATACAACAGCAAGTTCAGGAGTTGGTACTGGAGGAAGTTTTACTACACTTGGAGGTGCAGCTATATCAGGTAAACTTTGGCTAGGCGATGATTTATCAGTTAAAAAAAATGTGTATGTACAAGGAGACATTACAGTAGGAAGCTTGACTCTTAATGGTACAGCAAATTTTGGATCCGTATCTGCTAACGATAGTACCTATACAAATTGTACTATCACAAACTTGATAACAACAAACATCACAACTGCAAGTATCATGACAACACAAGCACAAACAACTAATATAACAAACTCTAACTTGATATCAACTAATATAACAAACACAAATTTGCATAGCACAAACATATCAGCTTCTACCTTAAACATAACAAACTCTATCAACAGTGTTAATCTATCACTTTCTAATATATCTACATCTACACTTATAACAAATCAATCAAGATCCATAAACACTACTACAACTAATTTAGTCCTAACAAACTTATCTGGATCTTCGGCAATCTTATCAAATGTTAATATATTATCTAATATAACTGCACCATCTATTGTAGCATCATCAGTAGCAACCACTCATATTAATGTTACAAATGGATCTTTTACGTCAATTACAACAGATAATATTATAGTTAATACAACAACCGTTTTAACAAATACTACTACATCAAATTTATTCAACGTCAACCTAACATCATCTAATATACAAAATGTAAATCTAAAAACAAGTAATATCACGACATCTAACTTGTTAGCAACAACACTCACATCCGTTAATGCCAATGTAACAAATATTACCACAAACAATGTAACGACCGTAAACATTACTGCAAATAATCTCGTAACTACAAATGTCACAACAAGTAATATATCAACTACAAATCTTTTATCACAAAACGTTTCATCATCTACCTTACGTATATCAGGAGTTAGCATACTTTCTACAGTAAACAGTAACAACTTAAGCACTGGAAGTTTAGCTGTATCAGGTCAAACAAACCTCACCAATACAACTTTAACAAATGTAACAGCACCTAATATTGTCAATACAAACCTCACAACCACAAATATCACCACAACCAATGTAGTATCAACTAATATATCATCATCCACTTTGAATGTCAGTAATATTGTTACCTTGGGATCTGTGGGAAGTGTTAACCTGAGTACAGGAAATATCCACTCTAGCTCGTTAGCTACTTTTAATAATCAGTCAGTTAACACTTCCACTATAGCAAATCTTAGAGTAACAGGAGTATCTATATTAGGAACAATTAACAGCAACAATCTCAGTACAGGAAGCATCAGCATCAGCACAAGTTTAAATGTACCACTTGTAAATAATACAACACAAACTACAACAAATTTGCTTGTATCTAATGTTCGCGCAACAAATATCACATCAACTAGTTTGCAAATTACAGGAACATCAATTTTTAGCACAGTTACCAGTAATAACATAAACACTGGAACCCTAGCTGTTAGTTCTGGTGCAAATATACCTAATATAACTAGTACAAATATCACTGTTTCCAACATAGTAACATCTTCTGTTTCATCTCAGAGTATAAATGTCTCAAACAATGCATCCATTAGTAAAACTCTTAATATAGGATCTAATTTCTCAACAGCACCAAACACATCATCGGGTAACATACTTAACATTATTCCAGGTGTATTTACAGATAATACTACATTAACAGGTGCTACTGTACCACTATGGGTAGCTAATTACTTTGCTAATCCTACACTTTCTGCTCAAAACACAATCACAACACAAAAGATATCTAATGTATACATTCAAGGAGACCCCATTATTGGTATCAATCAAACTGTAGAAAATTCTGCTGCGCTTGTTATTGGTTATGTAAATAACCAAACTGGTGGAAATATGTCTGGTCAAATTATCTTGGAACGTAATGATGGCAATTGGTATGGATCTATATTTACAGAAGCATCAACTAATAAGATCGTCATTGCTAATGCCAGTTTATCAGGAGGTGGTGGTATAGGTTTATATACTTATGTTGGAACCAAAATAACATTTGCTGATATACCTAGTGCAACAGAATTTACACCTACAACTTTTCTGGAATTTTCAAACGATGAATCCAAATTCTACTCCACAACTGATTCAATAAATACTACAACAGGAAGTGTTGTTATATCAGGAGGTCTTGGTGTAGAAAAGAATATTACGTGTAATAGTATTACAACAAATCTAATCAATGCTAGTCTAAGTTCACTTCAAGATGTAGACTCTGTAACACCAACAACTGGACAATCACTCGTATGGAATGGTTCAATGTGGTCACCATCCACAATAACTGGAGGAGGTGGCGGTGGTAGTACATCTGGATCAATTGGTCCTGTTGTAGTTGAAGTATATCCTATGGAACTTGTAATGCCTGTTATGACTTCAAATGGTCCAGAGCCTGGTACAGATGGCGATTATTATGTCTCTGCAAGTTCTGAATTTAGTGCATTATATGCAGCATATAAATGCTTAAGTAACGTCACCAACCCTACAGATTGGGCAACAGCGGGTGAAGTTTCTGATTTTTGGATTAAAGTACAATTACCTGTTGCTCAAAATGTACGTTATGTTCTTTTAGAAGGACGTATTAACAACGAAGATCCAAACTTTATTACAATTCAAGGTAGTAACGATGATATTACTTATACTGACATTTATTTCAATGAAAACTTTACAGCCCTAAACTACAATGGTTATTTTTCTGCAAGAATACCTGAAAATAGTAAAGACTATCTTTATTATAAATTCTTGTTTGCATCTGGAGCTGGTATAAACCCTGGATTAAATATGTTACGTTTGTTTAGACACGATGTATTTACATATTCTGAGGGAATATTGGATAATTCATCAATCGAAGGTAACGGAAAGTTTAATAACTGTATTATTAATGGCAGATGGCCAATGTCATTTGATTTAGATACATCTACTATAGTAAATGTTCGTGCACAAATTACTTGTTATACAAATTCATCATTTGTTATGAGAAAGTTTGTAATGTATATAGATGGGGCACCCTTCCAAAACACTGGATCTACTTTTGTTAAACAAGTAGTACATCAAAATTTACATCTTTCAATCCAAACCTTAGAATGGACAGGATCACTAGATGCAGGAATACACACATTATCATTTTTCGTAGATGGTGGAACAGGTATTATTTTTGACACAAACGATACAATACGTGTCAATGTAGTTAAATACTAAATCTAAAATCAAAACTTTTTTATTTACATACAAAATCCAAATAAAAAATTTAGAAATCCAAACATTCGTAACATTCATCTTCATATCCTCCATAATCACTATAACATTCTCTTTCATCATACCTGTCATCATAATATTCAAAATCTTCTTCATAATAGTCATCGATTTCCATATCACTTTCTTGATCAGTTTCATTGTCAGTTTCGTTGTCAGTTTCATTGTCAGTTTCATTTTGATTGACATTTTCTGTATCAGAAATTGTGACACAAAATTCCTCATTTGTAGTTTTATCAATATAGCTAGATTGTGTTAAAAACAATTTTCTGTCAACTGAACTACGTCTTCTACAAGACGTCTTATGAGACAAGAATACATCTTGATTAGTATCATAAGTTATATTGTCACAAGAACAAATAGAAGATACTTCAGTTTCATCTTCGATTGGTAATGATACTACGTAATAAACATCACTTTCATTTTCGTAACCAAACCCAACCAACGTATCTTCAATATACATATTTGAGTTATTATATTTATATATACAATCGCTATATTTTTGTTCAGCATACTTTCTTGCTGCTCTTATCGCCTTTGGACAACTACTAAAAGTGGCCAAAAATTGAAGTTTTTTATCATTACAATAAACAACTGCGTACATTTTGTATATTACAAGATTTAAAAAAAAAAATTCAATTTTTTTATTACAATGTAATCAAAACTTCTTTTTGTTCACTTATGCTTTTTCTAAAATAGTCAATTGCTTGTTGAACAACAGGATTATCACTATTAAAAGTTCTTTTTTCAATAGCTGTTTTGTAATACTTGTTATAACATTCAATTGCTTGACATAATACAGCTAAAAATTCAGATATAGCATTATTGTCATCTGTATTGCAACCTATATACCAAGTTTTTGTTTGGATTAATTTGTTCTTGTTATTCCAATCATAAATACTAAATACAGCTCCTGTTCGAACGTGTTTGAATTTCCATTCATATTTACATTTTCCTGATTTGTATACAACTGGTAATTCGCAAAACATACTCCAAATTTGATAAAAACTCAATTGTACTTTGGCAACAAAACGACTATTATTACTATCGAGAGTATTGTCTAATAAAAATTTCGCTTGGTATTCGCTTTCATTATATTCATCAAATGTAATATTGTTCATACTATTAGTCAAATTCTCAACTGACATCTTTATTTTATTAAAGAATTAAACTATTTCAATTTTTTCCTAACAACAATCATCGTGTGAATTTGAACTCGTTTGCAATGTTATTTCAAGGTTTTTAATAAATGCTTGTATCACTTCCTTTTTATCAGTATTAGCTGCAACGTGCCAATAAATATCCTCAACATCATAAAACTCACCATCTTCATTTAAATAATCGTATAAACTAAACTTGTATACCTTTCCGTCCATTGTAAAACGAAACCGATATTCATAACGGAAATTATCATCTTTGCCACCAGAATGAATATAATCACCAAAAGTTCTTTGTAATTGATGTGTTGTAACATTTTCTAAAAAATCAACGTGAGTCGTATCACTAGTATCCAAGTCTGTATTACATTCCAACGTAGTTTCGCGTTCTCTAGTTTTGTTACTAGCAGAACATTTATAACGTTTGTATAAAGTATAAACATTTCCTGCATCGTTTTCAGTCAACTTGTTTGTAAAAGTATCGCTTATATGATAACATCGGAATTCTTCAAAAACACGTTTACATAATCTAATCATATCATCATCTTTTAAACGAGCTTTCGTATTATTCACATTACGTTTGATTATATCAACATCATCAATAGTATTTGCTTCATCCAATTCAGCTAAAGGATGAAATACAAAAAACTTTTCAATCAAATATTCGTAAAAATTATCTACGTCACACATTGTACATAACTTTTAAAATCTAATTAATTTCAATTTTTATTTACAAATTGTGGTTTCAAAAACCAGAATTATCTTCACCACCGCGCGCCCACCGACCTGTCCGAAGGACTGGGAGGTAAATTATTTTATTTGTTATTTTATTTGTTATTTACTTATTTTATTTACAAGTAATATATGATTCAACAAAACTTGGAAAACGATACACTTATATCAACATTGATAGTTATAATGTTCGTGATATCTGGAATCACAAAGGCATATACATTTGACTCTACTACAAATAATATAAAAAACAAAATCGCTTATGATATTTCACATCGTATATATCAACTTATTACTATTTCTGTCATATTACTCGAAATCATAGCTCCTGCTATTATTATATACCATTCATACACAGGACAATATAAACAATATGCTTACTATAGTGCTCTTGCTTTAGCAGTTTTCACATTGTTAGCTACATTCTTATACCATCCACCTGACTTTTCCAGTTATAAAAAATCTATACCATTCTGGGCAAACATTTCCGTCATAGGAGCTCTCTTATTATTAGCAAAACACACAAAATCATAACACATCACACAAAATCACACAATATCACACAAAATCATTCAACCTTTTCTACATTTCTTGTAAACTTCTTTTGTAACGATACATACATCAACATTATACCAAAACATCCCACAAAAACTCCAGATACTACAAAAAATAACAAATATTCTGTTAATACAAAACCTGATCTACTACTATTCCATAAATTATACGATAAACCACTCGCTAATGTCAAGTTCCATAATATTGGAATGACTATATCAAAAGATACATCGTGTGATAATAGTTTTCTGGAAGATGTACCCCAAGAATTATCACCTATATTTATTAACGCCCATATTTTAGCAGGAAATACTGACGTTATGTACACAAAACTATATAAGAAGTAAAACATATTTTCAGTTCTTCCACTTGATATAGTTCCATAAATTGATTTTACTATACCTAAAAACAATACAATACCTGTATAAAATCCCAATTCAAATACAGTTTTATACCACAAAATATACTGTAGATAACCCATAACAATATAAGGATACACTAACACATATATCAAATCTACAGTCATAAACATTGAATGTTTGTCCAAAATCTCTACATTCCAAAAAAACTCACGAAAAGCAGATTTATTCCATCTTGTTTGTTGTTTGAAAAAACGATACCAACTACTAGGTGTTTCCGTTTCAGCATATGCAGATGGAACATATATCACATTTTTTTCAAGACCAAGAATTTTGTTTGTTAAATGTCTGTCATCTCCATATGTACAAATTTTACCTAAAAATTTCTGTTCATTCCAGGCATCAATAATCATCTCTAAATAACAAACTTTATACATACCTATTGGACCAGATACACATAAGACACTACCAGTTAAAGATTGATAAGCACGTTCTAAATTAAATGCATACCAATATCTCACAGAACTCATAAATGACACAAGTGAATCATAACGGTTATAAATACCTAGATTGCCAGCAACTGCCCCTATCTTATCTGTAATAAAATGTTTATACATTTCTGAAACACACTCTGGTTTAATCACAGTATCACTATCCGTACAAAAAATACTATCTATTGCCGTATTAAACAAGGTGTTTTCTAATAACGTACATCGAAATCCTGTCATCATCGCTTTTCTTTTTCCACCGTGCTCTTGTGATATACATATAATATCACTATCCTTTACCTCCAACATGTCAAGTGTAAGTGTTTCATCTTGTATATTAAAAGAATCTAAATTTATATGTTTTATACGTCTTGATGTATTATTAAATACCTCAAAAAAAATATCAACCATATATTGATCATCTTGTTCTTTACCATCTATTATTATATAAACTTTATTCAAATTGATGATATTATCAATTGCTGTACGAACTGATTCTAAACACATTCTAAAATAATTTGGATCTTCTTTGTAACCAACCACCATAAAATTTATCTTTGATAAAACTTGACCCGAACGTTTATCATCTATCTTTTTTTGATTATTTATAGCTGCAAAAACAAATTGTAAAATCATATAACTTAGTAAATAGAACCCATATACGCTTATATTATACGTTTTGTTCTCTATCCAAAAAAATACATTCCAACCATATATATACTGCAAAATAATAGGTATTATTAATATTAATATAGTACATAACACGAAAAACAATCTGAAATCCATATCAGAATATAATTTTAATTAACTTTCAATTTTAAATTAAAAAAAATAATTTAAAAGGCTATATGATCTTATATATATTATTTAAAACTTAAAATGTAATCCAATATTTCCTTTACATTAGACCTATCCGATTTAAAACGTCGATACTTTATACCAAGAGTATCAAGTAGTTCTAAAAGTTGTGTAGCAATTACACGTGACTGTTCTTCTGTATGAATTCTACCTTCTGTTTCATAAGGAAACTCTGTGTTTCTGTCCAAGAATATATAAATATTCTCAAATTCTGACATTTTTGACAAAATCATCCGTTCTGTTTTAGAAATATCACAAACATTATCTTCGTGATATCTATTGTAATACAACCCAAGTAACAATGGTGAATCCAAACAAATATACTCTACCTTGCCATCAACAGATTTTATCATTCTGTATTGTTCCAAAGACACATTATACTGGTTTGCTAACTCGTCTAAACGTCCTTGCCATACTAATGTTTTTGCATATTCTTGTACATACTCAGCACGATAATGTTTCATTTTTAACTCTGAGAATATCAATGCTGCCATCAAACTTTTTCCTGAGGATGGAGAAGCTACAAAATTAATTACTTTTGTTTTCATCTACTTAAATTGATTTACCTTTATAATTCAATTTATTCTATTTAAAAATAATTTTTTAAATAGAGTTATCGATTACTAATATGTGTAAAACTAAGAATAACCTAAATACAACCAAAAATCAAAGAAAACCAAAAAAACCAACCACTGTTACAATTACAAAATACGTTAAACCATCTGTTACAGTTACACCATTTATTACAATTATTAATACTAGTACAACAACTCCATCTTCTAGAATAACAACTCCATCTTCTAGTACAACAACTTCGACTTCTAGTACAACAACTTCGACTTTTAGTACAACAACTCCATCTTCTAGAATAACAACTCCATCTTCTAGTACAACAACACCAACTTCTAGAATAACAACTTCGACTTCTAGTACAACAACGCCAACTTCTAGTACAACAACACCAACTTCTAGTACAACAACTTCGACTTCTAGTACAACACCAACTTCTAGTACAACAACACCAACTTCTGTAAAACTAATTACTGATTCTAATATAATGAATATTTTGGAAGATCAGAATCGTGAACGTAGACTCCAAAATTTGACAGATTTTACTTGGTCTATACAAATGGCACAAGAAGCCGTTGAATGGTCTAAAACACTTGCAAATGATAATTGTAATCTAGTACACGAATTAGATACTGCACGTGGACAAAATTTATATGGTATATATGGAAGTACATCTGGTTCAGTAGAAAATGCAGTACAAGCTTGGATAGATGAAAAAAATTTAATGTCAAATCCTAATGTAACATCAAGTGAAATAGGTCATTATCTTATTGTAGTTGCTCCTCATTTAGTTCAGGTTGGGTGTGGATTGGCTATCAATACTTTTGCAAATTGTCTAGTAGCAACTTGTAATTACACATAAAAAACGTGAATAGACTTTAACCACCTTTAAATTTGTGGTAACAGATTAGACATTTTTGGTTTAAAGTTTTAAACCAAAAATACAAATAAAACACTTATTCGCTTTTGTAAAAAAATGTTTTTATATTGTTTGCCAAATATCGAATTATTGACATTATATAACCATATACCGTTTTTTCTTGTGTTAGTAATACATAAAGTATTTTATCATCTTTATTACGATGTTTTTTATATAAAAAACCAAGATCCATTGATAATTCTGGAATTGTTCCATCTTCTAAACCTATTGATAAATAACCATATTCGTAATCCTTTTTTACTAATTCTATTTTTATCTCTTTTAATAAATCAGCCATAGTCATATCCATATGTATCATTAATTCAAAACCATATTTTATATACCTTGTAAAAGTTTCATCCTTTGTCGCCAAAGCTAAACTTAATTCATAATCTACAGAATCAACTACAATTGGAATGTATCCGATACCTTTTGATCGAACATTATTACTAAATCGAGATCGTGTGTCCCTGTCAGTATTTTTTCTATAATTGACAAAGTCTTTTCCTAATATACTACTCCTTAACATACTATCTATATCAATGAAAATAATATTCTTTTAAATAAGTTATCTGCATTTTTTGTTGATTTTGTGTGTATTGTTCAAGTAAAGTCATTTATTAATATTTTTTTCTTTATCGGTATTATAAACAAATGTATCAAATAATTAGTTTAATTCTCGCAGCCGTAGGTGCCGTTTTATTTTTCGCTCCTGAATATATCTTACAAAAAGACTCTGCAAACGCAACATTGAAAATGATTCGCGAATATCATCAAATGGCTGGTGTTGCGTTGTTAGGTGCAGCTTACTATCTGTATACTTATAAACCAGAAACTAAAACTGTAACAGAAACTTCATCTACGTCTGAAGCTAGTGTCGAATCTGCTACTCCACCTTCATACGAACAAGCAACTAGTGAAGCTTAAGTAAATGAAAATAAAAATTACATTATAACTAGTGGACCTGCTAATTCAGATTGTGGAATCAACCCCATATTAAAGTATACTTTGGATATACCTCTAGAATTCATATGCCATTTTCTCCATAATAAATTTTCAAAACGACGTTTCCTATTAGGAGTTAATGCACCTAAGTAACCAAAACGATCTTTTGATTTATGTTCTACTAAAACTTTCCATGTATTTATTATATAATCTTGTTGATAGATATCAAAGTAATTCTCAATATCATTCAAAAACTCTCCACCGTAAAGTCTTGGATTCGTGTGAACACGCATTTGATCATAAAAAATATTTAACTTTAAACCTATTTTATTTTTTTACAGTTTTTTCCTTTTTTTAAACGCGATATCGCGTTTAATTATTTTCTTTGGTAATAGTATAAAAACATGTCAAGCTTGTACTCTAATTTATTCTTTAATCAACCAATTTCCATTTTGGATTCCACCGCAAGTAGCTTGAGCTCTGCCTCCCTGTTCTTGTATGGTGGTGCAACTGTCCAAGGAAACTCTAATCTATTTACTACAAATATTTCTGGTATTACAACTATCACAAACTCTACTGAAAGTATCAATGATACTACCGGATCACTCATCGTATACGGTGGTGTCGGTATCGGCAAAAATCTTAACGTAAAAGGAAATGCCGTCATTACTGGAGCTCTCACTGCAGGATCATTTGCGGTACAAGACCTCATTGCTAGCAACATCACTGCTAGTAACATCCTCGTCAACACCAAAGTCAGCTCTGCTAGCTTCTACGCACCTCTAGCAACTATCAGTAACGTTGTCGCTACTGCAACTAGCACTGGATCCATCAATGCCACTGGTATGACCGTTGGAACTATCTTGGCCACATTAGAAATCTCTGCTGGAAACATCTACTCTGTAAGTGCCAGCTCTGGAACACTCGACTTGTCTGTTGGTGTAACCTCTGCTTCTGCATATATCACAGGATTACTTAGAGCTGTTAACAACTCTAACACACTCGGTAATGTCTACACAACTGGAGGAAACGTCGGTATCAACAACGTATCACCTTCTTACACCGTTGATGTCACTGGTGAAATGCGCGTCAGTAACAGCATAACTACCGCCACCCTACTCGCTTCCACTAGTGTCAGTTCTGCCAATCTCTACTCTACTAACGCAACTGTTTCCAATATTGTTGCATCTAACTTGTCTACTGGTAACTTTAGTGTAACTGATATGTTGGCTACTAATATCACTGCAAGTAACATCCTCGTCAACACAAAAGTCAGCTCTGCTAGCTTCTATGCTCCTCTAGCTACTATCTCCAACATCGTTGCAACCGCAACTAGCACTGGATCCATCGACGCCACTGGTATGACTGTCGGTACCATCCTTGCTACTAGCTCCATCAGTGCCGGTAAATTGTACTCTCCTGACGCAACCATCAGCAATGTTGTCTCTACTAACATTAGCTCTAGTACCATCAATGTCACCAATGTTACCGCCGCTAGTGTCTTTGCTACTACTCAAGTCAGCTCTGCCAGCTTCTACGCTCCTTTGGCTACTATCTCTAACATTGTCGCTACTGATATCAGTTCTGGAACTATCAATGCTACCAATGTCACTGCAAGTAACGTCTTTGTCAGTACACAAGTCAGCTCTGCTAGTTTCTATGCACCATTGGCTACTATCTCAAACATTGTCGCCACTGCAACTAGCACCGGATCTATCGACGCCACTGGAATGACCGTCGGAACCATCCTTGCTACTAGTTCTATCAGTGCCGGTAAATTATATTCACCTGATGCAACTATCACAAATATTGTTGCCACTAGTGTCAGCTCTGGTAGTATCAACGTTACAAATGTCACTGCTGCTAGTGTTTTCGCTACTACTCAAGTCAGCTCCGCTAGTTTCTACGCTCCTTTAGCTACCATCTCCAATGTCGTCGCAACTGCAACTAGCACTGGATCTATCGACGCTACCGGTATGACTGTCGCCACCATCCTTGCCACTAGTTCTATCAGCTCCGGTAAATTGTATTCTCCAAATGCCACTATTACTAATGTTGTTGCAACTGCCATTAGCAGTGGATCAATCGACGCCACTGGTATGACCGTAGGAACTATCTTGGCTACTAGCTCTATCAGCGCTGGTAACTTGTATGCTCCAAGTGGTACTATCGATAATCTTAAATCTGTTAGTGCAACTGTTGGTAGCGTATACTCCACTTATGGTTCCTTCTCCACATTAGGAGCTTCTTGGCTTTCTGCCTCTACTATCACTGGTGCTAATATGTACTTGTCATCTGACTTGTTTGTAGCCGGTACCATCACTACCGTCAATATCACCACAACCAACTTGATTGATACCAACTTCTCTGGTGGAATTGCTAATATCAGTCAAAATATGATTGCCTTTGGTAACAGCAACACCATCGGTTCCATCTTTACCACTGCTGGAAATGTCGGTATTCGAAACACTGCTCCTTCTTATACTCTAGATGTTACTGGTGAATTGCATGTAAGCAACAGTATTACTACCTCTACTTTACTTGCTTCCACTAGTGTCAGCTCTGGACAATTTAACGGAACAAATGCCACCATCTCTAACATCGTCGCTACTAACTTGTCCACTGGTAACTTTGCTGTAACTGACATCACTGCTACTAACATTACTGCAAGTAACATAATTGTCAATACCAAAGTCAGCTCTGCTAGCTTCTATGCTCCTCTAGCTACTATCTCTAACATTGTTGCCACCGCAACTAGCACTGGATCCATCGACGCCACTGGTATGACTGTCGGTACCATCCTTGCTACTACTTCTATCAGTGCTGGTAAATTATATTCACCTGATGCAACCATCACAAACATTGTTGCCACTGCTGTCAGCTCTGGATCTATTGATGCCACTGGTATTACTGTTGCAAGTCTTAGAGCTTCTCTATCTACTATGGGTGCATTGTTTGTTACTGCCGGTTCTCTCTTCCAAGGTGACGTTACTGTCAGTGGAGCTTCAGTATTTAACGCTGGTGCAACTGCTGGTGCTCTATTTGTAACTGGAGGATCTTTGTTCAAGGGTGATGTAACTGTTAGTGGTGCTTCTGTTTTCAACGCTGGAGCCACCACTGGAGCTCTATTCGTCACTGGAGGATCCCTCTTCCAAGGTACAGTAACTGTTAGTGGAGCTTCTACATTTAACGCTGGTGTTACTGCTGGTGCTCTAAATGTTACCGGAGAATCTTTACTCCACGGAGCTGTTACCGCTGGTGCTCTCGCTGTTACTGGTGCTTCCATTCTCCGCCTCGGTGTTAGCGCTGGTTCTTTGAACGTCACTGGTGAATCCACTTTACACGCTGCTGTCACTGCCGGTGCTCTCAATGTCACTGGTGCTTCTATTCTTCAACTTGGTGTTAGCGCTGGCTCTTTGAACGTCACTGGTGAATCCACTTTACACGGAGCTGTCACTGCTGGTGCTCTCAATGTCACTGGTGCTTCTATTCTTCAACTTGGTGTTAGTGCTGGTTCTTTGAACGTCACTGGCGAATCCACTTTACACGGAGCTGTTACTGCTGGTTCTCTCGCTGTTACTGGAGCTTCTCTTCTCCGCCTCGGTGTTAGCGCTGGTTCTTTGAACGTCACTGGTGAATCTTGGTTACAAGGAGCTGTTACCGCTGGTGCTCTCGCTGTAACTGGAGCATCTCTTCTCCGTCTTGGTGTTAGCGCTGGTTCTTTGAACGTCACTGGCGAATCTACTTTACACGGAGCTGTCACTGCAGGTGCTATCAATGTCACTGGTGCTTCCTTACTTCAACTTGGTGTAACTACAGGAACACTTAATGTTACTGGAGCTACTCTACTACAAGGAGGATCTACTTCTGGAGCAACTCTCTTTAGTTCCACAGTCGACTCTACTGGTGTTGGTACTGGCGGATCTGTCACAATCCTTGGTGGCACTGCTATCTCTAAAACTCTTCACGTTGGTCAATCCCTCTATTCAAATACCAGAAACATCACTCCTTCTCTCGGTGATATCTGGTCTGAAGTTTCATTCTCTGCTGCCAACAATATCAGCTCTGAAGCTGATGTCACAGGTCTCGCATTTGCAAATGCTACTGTACGTGCATTCCATGTTATGGTATCAGTCACTATCGAAAAAAGTGTAGGAGGTAATCTATATACCAACTTTGACATCAAAGGTATACAAAAAGGAAGCAGCTGGGTTATCAATACCTCCTATATTGGTGATTACTCTGGTATCGTATTCAGCATTAATAACAGTGGTCAAGTACAATACACATCTACCAATCAACTCTCATGGACCTCTACTACTATGAAATTCCGTGGTCATACCACTTCCGTTTAAATTATATTAAACTGTAAATATTAAACTGTAACTGTAAATATTAAACTGTAACTGTAAATATTAAATCTTTAAGTTAATAATAAATTTTAAAGATTTTTAACAATATTATTCCCACCTTAATGGCCAAACATTTGGTTTACAATTATGTATACCCAATGTTTGTTGTACCATCACTGGCACTCTTGTATTTCTATTTCCACACTTTGCATGACCTCTACCTAAAATATGTCCTACCTCGTGATTTATCACATATGTTCTGTAATCATCCAAATTTAACTTTGACGCAGTACTACCTCTACGCCATCTATTTTCATTTATATAAATTATATCGTTATCCAAATCTGCACACGACAATCCAGTAAAATTACATTTACGTTTTATATAACTCTCAAGTGTAAAGTATATTACAAAATCTACATTGTTATCATCTTGTTTCATTCTCAAATTATACCCCATACGTTTCCAACCACGATTATCCTGTAATACATCTTGTACCTTTTTTATAATTGCACCTGTACGAAATCCACACCTAGGATCAAATAAAATCTTGTAATACAATGTTTTCTTAAATATTGTTTTCATTTGTAATCACTTGTTATTAGACAACAATTTATTTTCCCTAAATTGTATCCGCGCATACACCAGTTATTTCACGATACTCATTCTTATACATATGTGGATCTAGATCCAAATATTCTACTTCCAAACGATTTAATAGTCTAGAAAAATGTACAACATTGAACAAAGTAGTACAATATAAAACTCCATTCAAAAATCCATTATTAATTCGATCCATAGTTAATCTTGGTTGACCAGCTATATCATTGCTTCTGTAACCACGAGAAAATCCGTAAACACCCATTACACCACTTGTCGTAACTAACGTTTTGAAAAATACACTATTCATTCGTATATACATCTTTTACACGAAACATATTTTTCAATTTTTATTTGAAAATAGAAAAATAATTTTATTTCGTTAATATAATGAATAATACTAAGAGTTTTGCAAGCCCACAAGGATCATCTCCATCTAAAGGAAGCCCTGCAACTCCTACAAAAGGAATTTTCAAAGAACTATTTAGTCTGTTATCTAGTAAAAGCTCATCCTGTCAAAAACAAGAATTAGAACAATTACAATACTTGTATGGCAAACTATATGATTCTTATAAATATGTTCAAGATGACCTGATCAGGTGTAAAAAACAAAGTCAAAGTAGACTCCAAAGTATATCCGAACTTGAAGCTGAGGTTGCTAAATATAAAATTAATGCTGAAAGTAATCTCTCACAAGATTGTAAAGATGATTATTTAGTAGAACATATAAAAATGATGTTTGAAAGAGTAGTTATGGAAAATGTAGAAAAAGATTCTACTATAAATATGTTAAAACGTGATAATAAACGTTTACAAGACGAATTAGATCGTGTTAAACAAAAATACAATATCAATGAAAAATCCGGAATGGAAGAATTAGATGATCTTATATCATCTCTTCAAGAAGATTAGTTATTATGGTTCGAGCAAATTAATGGTATTTATTTCGATTTTGTTTATAATTTTATTTATTTTATAAATTTTATAAATAAATGAGAAAAAAGACCAAGGAAGAACGTGTTATAGTTGTTTTGGAAATATGCAGAAAATTAAAACAATTCCCAACAACTACTGGAATAGTAGATTTATATAATAGTTATTATGGAGCTATACTTAAAATAAAAGATATATTTAATCAATATATTAACCAAGATGATTCTAACCCAAATGAATTAGTAAGTTTTTCAGGAGAAATACCATTTCCTGAAATTCGTATGAAGATTGAATATATTCTTCCTATTAAACAATATAAACAGTCTCTATTTGTATTTCGAAATTTACAAAATAAAAATTAATTTGTCAATTTGTAAAATATCGTATGTATGATCAATATCATGAAAAACAATAAAGTTATATGTTTTCAATATATCTAAATATATTGAAAAATTATGATATGAAAATTTACTAACTGCAAGACTCACCGATAGTTCATCTAAATCTAATTATTAAACCACGCCTCTTGCTGTAAAATTAATAAATTCAGGACAATATTCCAAGAATTTTAAAACTTGCTGTTTCCCAACATAATTATCTAATTTATGGACACAAAAAGTCTTGTGTAAATAATGTGTATGTGTACAAAATTTTGTAGCCATTTCATCCAAACCAATCTTGTAAAGAGTAGTCTCACTTGTTGAATTCAAAGTCAACAATCCAACAACAAAATATAAATCTTCACCATACGCCCTAAATGACAAATTTTCACGAAAATCATCTGTTGGCAATGGGGGAAATGTCCTAATTACATCTTTCATTGCACTAATTTTCCTAAATGAAAATCCACCATTAAAACATTGATAATCAGAGTATCTATGCAAACCATTCGTCTCCTTCCACCACCACTTGTTTGGTGTATACCCACCTACAAAATCATACTTGAAAAAATCTTCAATTTTGTATTCAGAATTTTCACACAAACAACCATCGGTTTGAATAGTTAGGACGTGAGTAAAATCCCGAAACGTTTCCCAAAAATTCATAGTTTTCCATAGATCATTATGTTGTTTTGCTGTAAAATTATCCACACCCAAATTTATCAAATTTATAATCAAATCACCTTTATAATATGTAGAATAATAGTCGTAATGTGTTTTACCACAAAAAAAAAACAACTTTCTACCAGGCATTACCTTTTTAAAATTATCAATCAAAACATGTACATTCGCCATTCTTCTCGGCTCAACCAAGACACCACATACCTTTGGAAAAGTAACGTTTGTTTCTAATACCATTTATTTTACATTAATTAAATTTTATATTATATTCATTTTTTTATAATGATAATTATTTTTTTATAATTATTTTTTCTATACATATTATATTAATGTCACGAAATACATCATCTGGTGTCTTACTTGGTGCAGGAGCTGGAGTAGCAACTGCTGTTGCATTAAACGAAGCAAATAAAGCGTATGAAAGAAAACAATCACAATTAACTGGACTTAACGGCGATTGTAGTTCTATACCTTGTAAAGATGGTCTTGTATGTTATAAAAATATATGTCTAGACTCTTTACCTAAAGATGGATGTCTAAAAGATTCTGATTGTCGAGGTATAGGTCAAAAATGTATAAATGATGTATGTGTCGAAACTATGACAGAAGAACAAAAACAAAAGGAAATAGAACAAAGACAAGAACAAGGAAAAAAATTTGGAATAGGTTTCGGCATTTCCGTTGGTGTTTTATTGTTAATAGTGATTATTATATATTTATATGAAAAATATAAGAAATAATAAACAATTAAATAATATATTATATAAAATATTATTTATCTTTTTTAATAAATTTACTACCAAAAGATTTATGTTTGTTTCCAATAACTATAAATATTTTTTTCCAATTCATAATGTGGCCAAAATATTCTAGGACGTTCCTTTTGTTGTTTTACCCAATCCCACATTAATTCTAAACCACGTTCAAATGACGTATTTTCTTGGTAATCTAATAATTCTTCTGACTTCTGATATGATGACCACGCGTGTTTAACTTCGTGTCTTGGTTCCAAATACACAATATTGTTTTTACCAGTCACTTTTGCAACCAATCTCGCAGCTTCATTTAACGAAACGTGAACCTTACCACCCAAATTTATTCTCTCATTTTTAGCCTTATCTGAAACCGCAGCAGTCCATAAACAAGGCAATATATCATCAATATACGAAAAAGCTCTCGTTTGTTCTCCATCGCCATAAATAGTAAATGGCTCATCTCTTGTTGCCTTGTACATCCAAATACCTAATACATTTCTATAAGGATCCCAAATGTTCTGATACTTTCCAAATATATTATGAGGCAATATTACACAATATTCCATACCGTGTTGATCATATGCAACTTTAAGATCCATTTCACATGCATATTTAGCTATACCATATGGATCTATCGGATTTGGTCTCATATCTTCTGTAAATGGTGTAGTATTCTTACCATATGTAGCCATACTACTTGTAAACACAAAACGACGAACGTTATATTTTATACCCATATTTATCAAAAATGTTGTAGGTATTACATTTGACATGTAATTGTATTGACGAATAAATGGTGACAACCCTTCAGCAGCATATGCTGCAAAATGAAATATATAATCAACTTTATATCTTCTAAAAATATCTTCAACCAAAGCTTGTTCTTCTTGATTTGATAAATTAGCCTTTACAAATTCGAAATTTGGATCATCTAAATGTAAATTCTCTAAATACCCCCCTGATAAATCATCGACTCCAATTACTTTATCTATACACAACTCATCTCTTTTAGAAAGCAAATATTCTGCAAAATTTGCACCCACCAAACCAGCAACACCTGTAATCAATACGTTCATAATATACTATAAAGTTTTATTTTTTTATCAAAATCCAAACAAAATCATTTTATTTATACTTGTAATTATACTTGTAATTATTAATTATACTTGTAATTATCAAAACCCAAACAAAATCATTTTATCTAGTTAATTGTCTCTTTAAAGATCTTATTTCGTGTGCCAACTGTTGTATCTCGTATAGTTTATACATTGAAGGATATACCCTATAATAATCCTTTGCCATATCTCGTATCAAGTTTAGTTTATATATTTTACAAGATATAGATCTTACCGATGTATCACACATTAAAATGTATATTATGTATTATACATTTCAATTTTTTCAAAATGATCTTAAAACTATTTAAATTTAAATTTGTTAATTAGCGTTACTTATAATTCGTTACTTAGGGTTACTTATAATTCGTTACTTAGGGTTACTTAGGGTTACTTATAATTCGTTACTTATAATATAATCTAGGTACTGCACCTATAGGTTCATTTAAAACATCACCAGCAGATGGATACTTTTTTAATACTATTTCATTACAATCGTGACGCTTACATATTTCATCTCGTTTAGGTTTTTGACGTTTTAATTGTTCTATTTGTCCAACAACCTTTGCTTTTAATGTATAGTAGTCCTTTATAGCACGCTCATTTTTATATTGATTGTACATTTCTGTTATACCCAATTTTTTAGAAATCGTTGAAATACCTGAGCTCAACTTGCTCGCAACTGTTGAAGCACCGCTACTCAACTTGCTTGCAACTGACGATATACCACTACTCAACTTACTTGCAGCTTCACTTGCCTTTGCTGCAACATTTTTTAACATTTCTTTCATTCGATTTTCAATTTCCAACGCCTTTGATTTTGCTTCATTTATAGCTGTTTGTATTTTACGTTTACGCTCTTCACTCTTTTCAACCGCCAATTGAGCCTCCAACTCCTTTATTTCCTTCTTTTTCTGTTCAATATCTTGTTCTAAATCACCTCCACGTTGAGCGTATTTGTAAAACAAATTACGACTTTTCATCCCATAAACTGACTTTACACGTTTTCTATTTGATTTGCCTTGTTTTACCATATTACTTTACTTGATATTTACTTGGAAAATAAAATTACAAATAAATAATTACAAATGTCATAATAACAATTATTAACATTGCAAGACTTTACCAGATTCATCTCTAATACAATCATCCAAATTGTTTTGTTCATTATGAAATACTAATTCTGGCGTCTTACCTGTCATCTTTACTAATTTATCCTTTTCTATCTTTAACCTACGCAATTCTTCAATGTTCTTGACTATACTCATCTTTAACTCAACATAATCCATTATAATTTTCTTTTCATCATCTTTTATAACAACTGGTGGTGTCATCACCTTCGTTGGTGTACTTACTGGAGATTCAACCATAGGTTTATCCTGTAAAACTTGTGTAGAAATTACAGGAGCAGATTTTGGGACAGGTGTTGGGGCTGGTGTTGCTTTACCATATCCACTAGATTGAACTTCTTCACAATTCATTTTACCAGATATATTTGAACAACACCTAAACTCATTGTCTTTTGGATCTTTTACACATTTTGCCATATGATCACCTCTACAAGACATAGGATCCATTGTAGGCAATCCTGGCTTACATATCTGTCCACGCTTACGTCGCGGATCTTCTTTAGATCCAGATTGAATTCGTTTAATTTCCTCTATTTGAGCTTTTATCCTCGTAATATAAGCTTGATCACCTAAACGTTCAGCTGTTCGCAATACTTCTTGCAAGTATGCTAAATCATCACTCTTTCCTCCATACATCTTATTAATTATCACTAATATTTAAAAATTTTTATATTAAAATCGAAAATTCTTATTTTTATGCATCTTTACTTCTGTAAAAAATCCCTAAACATATTATCATAATACCTATAACTGAACTAACAACGTTTGGAAGTATTATACGTAAATCATTCAAGAATATACCATATACAGTCCATAGAATTTCACCTACAAGTAATATAAAATATGTCGTTAAAGAAACATCTCTAGCACTTTTTTTACTAAAGATTTCCCAAACTTGAGGAACCATACAAATCGTAGTTAAAAACCCAGCGACATAACCAATAATCTCAAGGTCTTGTGATGTCATTTAATATTTTTTACATTTTACAAAAAATATCAATTTTTAGTTAATTACGTTTACGTTTCCTCCTTTGTAATTCTTTTTTAGAACTCTGCTTTTACCTTTTTAACTAATCTTTTTTAAAAAAATTTATATTTACTTATTTTCTAATATATGAATTCTTTGTATTGCATTGTTTAGCATTTCTTGCAATTCTACCTTTGTTTGTTGCAATTCTGTCTTTGTTTGTTGCAATTCTGTCTTTGTTTGTTGCAATTCTGCCTTTGTTTGTTGCAATTCTGCATCAATTTCTTGAACAGCAGCAGTTGTTATTGTATAAATAGCATCTTTGTTTAATGTATGGAAATCCTTTACTTCTTGACCATATACAAAATATTCACCTTGTGGTAAATCTTCATACACCTCAAAACATACATCTGATATTATTTGCTTTAATGTAACTACAATGTGTTTATTTTCAAAGTTATACAAACGAATTCGACCAGTAGCATCATCTGAAGTATTTAACACAACACTGTTTGTAAATGTTAACACACTTGTATCATTTTGTTTGGAAACAGTAGCTCGTGTATAAACATTTGGTATAAAATCAGTTATTTTGTTTGTTGAATATTCTAATACATCACCTACTTGTTGTGCAATAAAACCCCATACAGGTCTATCTCCTTTACTTATTGTATCTATATAATTATATCTCTTTGGTTGTATTTGTCGTAATACATTTAACGCAGATATATCATCCACATCCACTATATCCTTTTTAATTCTACTGTCCGAATATGCATTGAATTGTGTAGCAACAATCCTTGCAGATGCATATAATGAAACCGCAACCGTACCACTTGATGTACCCGTTCCAGTTGCATAATAATTGTAATTTCCAATGTCACCATTCACTGATGCTTCTATCTGTAATGGATAGGATGGCGTTGTTGTACCTATACCTATGTTTCCAGTCGTAGACAACCATATACCCATACCACTATTACTTTGTAAACGCAAAGCACCTGTATCATTACGAAAGGTTGTTGTATTTCCACCACCATCAACTGTTCTTGTAGAACCATTCATAAATATCACAGCATCACTAACATCATTACCTATACGAAAAATTGTATAAGCATTGGAACCAGTGTTTCCATTGTGGACCTTATGACCAACTTCTCCATTCACACTATCATATACATACAACTTAGTTGCAGGGTAGATAGTACCAATACCAACATTTCCACCTGTTGTAAAAATATTTCCAATTGTATTAGAGTTATTTATAGAATTTATACCATTCGTCTTTATTTTCACAAAATCAGTCAATGAAGCATATGCTCGTTGGGTTTCTGATGACAAATATCCAAACTGAAATTCGTCGTTTTCTTCTGAATAAACAACTGCTGAATAATTTTGACTGTTCGCAATGTCATTAGTATGTCTTTGAAAAAGGATTCCTGTATCAACTGAATTTGTTGGATTCTTGTTTATTAATAAAATGTTATCTGAAAAACTAGTAGTGGTTCCAGATATCGAAAGATTACCTCCAACATAAAAGTCCTTTGATATAGATGCACCTCCACCTATATTTAATGAACCACCTGAACCAATACCTATCGCATTTGTTGTATCTAATATATCTATAGGATTAAACGTATATTGTGTCATATATTATTATACAGTAAAAAAATAATATATAATTACATCTCCAAAATTTCCAAACCAAACCCTAATCACATACCTTTACAACTATTCACACTATCTCTCACCGATTACGTCGTAATATCTTTGGAATTGGCGTTTTTCTACGATTTTTCAAGTCTGGATGTTTGGGACGAATGGGAGTTTTTGTTCTTTTACTACCATTTCTATTCACATTCTGATTATGACCATTTCTATCATAGTCGTGATCGTAATCGTAATCATAGTCGTGATCGTAATCATAGTCGTAGTCATACTCATAGTCATAGTCATAATCATCATAGTAATTGTCATAATAATCATATTCGTAATCATAAGGGTTACACCAAAACCATGGATGAGGACAATGAGGCCTCCAATAAGGAGGCCAGTAAGGCCAGTAATCATTATCATATCCATTTATTGGACGAGGGCGGGGTTTCATATTACTAAATTTTCTATTCATTTTACTTTTTTTATTTTATAATTGTACAATATATTTTATTTATACACTTTGTACGCAATAAACGTTTTTGTATTTCTCTATACTTTATCTCAAAAATTCTAATATATTGTCTAAAACATTTTCAAAAAATTCTAAAACATTGTTCAAAAATGTCAAAAAATTCTCTAAATTTGTCAAAAATTTCTAAAACATTGTCTAAATTTGTCAAAAATTCTAAAATATTGTCTAAAACATCTCAAAAATTCTAAAATATTGTTCAAAAATGTCAAAAAATTCTCTAAATTTGTCAAAAATTTCTAAAACATTGTCTAAATTTGTCAAAAATTCTAAAATATTGTCTAAAAAATTCTAAAATATTGTCTAAAACATCTCAAAAATTCTAAAATATTGTCTAAAACATCTCAAAAATTCTAAAATATTGTCTAAAACATCTCAAAAATGTTTAATTATACCTCAATTTATGGTCTCCTACCTCAATATACCTCAATTATACCTCAATTATACCTCAATTAATGGTCTCCTACCTCAATTACCTCAATTTTTTAACTTCTTTCTGTAAAAAAAATAATTAAAGAAATAAAAATATATAAAAAGATAAAAAGATTGAGGTAATTGAGGTAATTGAGGTAATTGAGGTAGGAAATTAACTGAGACGAAGGTAATCGTTTGAATTTTTAAAAAACAAAAACATAAAAAATTACTAAAAAAATGATTGGGGTATATTGAGGTAGGAATTGGTAAAAAATATGATTATTTATCTAAAATTTGCAAGTTTTGCCACCCTTTGTATTTAATATCACCTACCCAAAATTGTTTGTATTCCCAATCTACATTTGTATACCTTTCTTTGATATATTTTTCCATTTCCTTTCGGTATTTACCTAGTTGTCTTGTACTAATCTTTTTACCAATATACACTTCTATCGTATCTTGTAACTTTAAAATTGACCCAGGTTTATATTCCACATTTTCCTCTAGCCAATTGTAGAATTCGTTATTTTCTTGACGATATTCATTAGTTTTGACTTGTACTTCTATCGGCTCTTTTACATCACGAAAATAATAATCCAATAGGATCTTTATAAATGTCTGACGCCACGTAATGTCTTCTCTCATTCGAGATGGCAATGTACGATCTATTTTAAACTCGTTTGAATCTTTCGGCTCATCTACAAAACGTGAAGGAAAATCAATAACACGAATACGTCTCCACAAAGCAGTATCTTCACCCTTAATTTCAGGCAATTCATTACAAGCCAGAAACAACTTTGCTTCCATAACAAATGATATCGAATCCTGATATAATCCCCGTGCCACAATTTCCTCACTACCAGTTAGTTCCTTTAACAAACCAATATTAATCTTTTCTCCATCTTCGGGTTCACTTAGGAACGCAAAGCGCTTATGCATTAACTTTATTTTTTCACTATTTGCTTCGTTTGCATTATTACGTTTACGTGTTAATAACGTGACTTCTACCTTTTCTCCAAATTCTCCCATTGCTAATTTCATCAAGTTTAATAATTGACTCTTACCATTTGCTCCAGAATCACCAATAAACATCAAAAAATATGTATTTGGAATATCGCCATTAAGACACTCGCTCATTTTTTTTAGAACATAGTCCCTAACACCTCTATTTGGAAGGACTTGTTCCAAAAATGTATATACTTCCTTGTTATTACAATCTGGATCGTATTCATAACTTACCGTAAGGTTAACATAATCCTCCTTTTTTGTTTCACGAAAATTGTTTTCTAAAAGATCATATACTCCATTTGAAAAAGGCAAAAGATGTTTTTTACTGTTCAAATTTGAAATAAACGACTCATCATTATAATACATTTTAGCGCCCTTTATAATTTCCTCCTCAAAACCAGGTTTATATATTTTATTTGTAAGACTTTTTATATTCTTGACAAGATTGTTACTCGTATCACCTCCCCTTTTTTCATAATGAGATTTTATTGTATTAAAATTATTTGACAACTTTACTATACGTTTACGTAGTTCTAAAGATTCTCTATCAGATCGCCAAATAGATCCATTAAAATAATACCACATACCATTTGTATATTTGAAATCAACTTCTATTTTATGCAACAATTCACTTATTTTGATTACTTTATGACCATCCAATACTTGATTGTATAATTTTGTTAATTCTTTGTTTCTGAATATACAATTATCCAATTGTACATCACAACTAAATTCCTCTTCGCCATTGTAATAATTGTTTTGAATGTTAATATTCACCGTCCCCGTGTTCACTAATTGATTATAATTCAAAAAGAACGTATTGAGATGTTTATATTTATCAGCTATGGGTATCAACGTGTTTTTGGGAAATATACTTTTGCACACTTTACACTTTAAACAATAACCATTGTCACTTATTTGATGTTCTACGTGACACTCTGGACACTTACCACTCATTTTCATTATAGAATTTTGACTTACATCTCCCCGAAAAACCATTTCTGTCTTGTCGAATTGAATTTCTTGAATAGTTGTATCAAAATTTTCAGTAATGTAATCTTTACACTCCTTGATCGCTCTTTGAATCAACTCTTGCTCTACTTTATTTACACGCAAACACTTGAGAATAATCTCATTCAATTCTTTTGGAAACGAATTGATTTTGATTTCATTATGTTTAAAGTCCTTACAATCAATATCGTGACATTTTTGTTTTGAACTATATGTATCTATAACTATATATTGATGATTTGATCGATGCTCTCGATCTATATTATGACAAAATTCATCATTAAGTGCAACTATAATACAATTTAATTCGTGATCTATCAATATTTCCCTTATGTCTTTTTCACGATATTTGTAATTTTTTCTAACAAAATGTTTAATAATATCACAATCAGCTCCTGTCAACTCTTTTTGTACTGGTAAATAGGTAGTGTCCATTGTTACAATATCTGTAACATCTACATCTACTGTTTCAGCTGCATCTGTCTTTTCTTGTTCCGGTTTCTTTTCCTTATATATTAAACCAAAAACATCTGATAAAGTATCTATAGTCTCTGAATTAGGTTGATAGTCACACACAAACGTATCTACAAACTCAAAATCGTCACTGTTCTCATTTTTCAATAGTGGTCTGTATTCACCACTCTTTGTGCTTTGATATGTTCTAAACAACCCCTCTCTATAAACTGACGTATCTACTATTTTTTTACGTGTTAAATCACTAAACGTATATTCCGTAAATTTACGAAACCCCTTTACATTCTTGAAATAAACAAAGGAATTTGTATCCTTTTTGAGTAATATAAAAATCAAGTGATACGATCTTTTGTTAGTATCGTGAGACTCTAGAATTATTGTCTTGTGAATATCTAAATCATAAGTGTCCTTAAATACATCTTTTAAACGATCACAAACAGACGCTATAATATTCGTATGATTATCATACTCTTCTGGATTTTTTTCTTGATATATTTCAATGTCCATAAAATATTTCACTATACTGTTTTCGTGAACAAATTCATAATAACTTGGGGCAATTCTTTGTTCCGTATCAGTTTCATCTTGTATCAAACGACTAAAGTCTACATAATTTTTTAATATAAAAAACTTTTTAATATCATTATTACACAGTATATTACCTGGCTTTAAATATTTCAAAGCAGTACTTTTTCTTGCAAATACCTTCATATCTATTTTAAAAAAAGTTTATTATCTTCTGAATAAGACGACGTTTTATTATATTATTAATAAAATGTAGTTTAATTTTAAATCCGTTTACATTTTCTTGGAAGACTTTCTCTTGGAGCTCTTTCGCTTTGGAGACTTTCTCTTGCTAGACTTTCTCTTTACAGATCGTTTAGCCTTCTTGCTGGACTTTCTCTTGACAGATCGTTTAGCCTTCTTGCTGGACTTTCTCTTGACAGATCGTTTAGCCTTTTTGCTGGACTTTCTCTTGACAGATCGTTTAGCCTTTTTGCTGGACTTTCTCTTGACAGATCGTTTAGCCTTTTTGCTAGACTTTCTCTTGGCAGATCGTTTAGCCTTTTTGCTGGACTTTCTCTTGACAGATCGTTTAGCCTTTTTGCTGGACTTTCTCTTGACAGATCGTTTAGCCTTCTTGCTAGACTTTCTCTTAGAGCTCTTTCTCTTTGAACTCTTACGTTTAGGAGATTTGCTCTTTGAAGATTTAGTAGGAGAAGGTGCCTTCTTAACAGATCGCTTAGCCTTCTTGCTAGACTTGCGCTTAACAGATCGCTTAGCCTTCTTGCTGGACTTGCGCTTAACAGATCGCTTAGCCTTCTTGCTGGACTTGCGCTTGACAGATCGCTTAGCCTTTTTGCTGGACTTGCGCTTGACAGATCGCTTAGCCTTTTTGCTGGACTTGCGCTTAACAGATCGCTTAGCCTTCTTGCTGGACTTGCGCTTAACAGATCGCTTAGCCTTCTTGCTGGACTTGCGCTTAACAGATCGCTTAGCCTTCTTTGATGACTTTCTACGTTTGCTATAAGCACCACCTCTTCGTGCGTTGTATGCTGCCAAATCTTTTTCGTATTCTTCTCTGTTACCAGTTACACTCCAATGTCCAGATTGTTTAGAAGCCTTTGTTGGAGCCATATAGTTACCACCCTTTTGAGGAGAAGGTCCTGCTTGAACCTTTCCATAACCAGAACAATGTCCCTTTACACATCTTTCCCATACAAGTTTTTTACCTTTAAAGTTAACTTGGTACATTTTACCATCTCGCCCCTTTCTCTTAGTACCGAGAGGCAAAGAAGTTGGAGATTGTTTTGGAGTATGAACACTTCGTTTTTTGTGAGATCTTTTTTTATGAGATCTCGATTTCTTAGCACCACCCAACAAATTTGAGATAAAGTTTTCAATCATTGTTTTTATAATATAAGCAAATATTTTTTTTTCCCGTAATTCGCTCTTTAATGTTTATTTTAAACACCCTTAAAAATACTTAAACTTTTTTCTCAATAAACTTGATACCTGAACATTATCGGTCAAACCAATCCAATGAAATTTTTTTGCCATTTGTTTTAATTCTTTATCCTTTTTTTTTTACTAATAATTTTTGAGCTTTCACTTTTCCCACTCTAATTTATCCGTCTTGTAATTTCTGGATTTGTATAGATTGAAAAACATCTTTTTCAATGCAGAATAATGAGGTTTTTCATCAAAATCTAGGTTTCTAATGTACTTTAAAAAGATAACAAACTCTTTTGGCATATCCTGGCATAATATTTCAGGCGTTGTTTCACGTTTCTTTTCACCTATAAGTCTATATCTTTCTTTTTTATCTTTATGCTTTATACCTTGCCAAGGTAATTTACCCTTGTACATATAAATCAAAATATACGCAATCGCTTCCAAATCATCTTTACGAGATTGCTCTTGATTCATATGAGCAGCAATACTAGCATATCGTGCTGTTCCACAAAATTTCTTTTTATCGCAAAAATCAATATGCTTTCCATTTCTCTTAATGTATTTTTTAGCCAAACCAAAATCTATACAGTATAATTTAGACTGTTCTGTGTATCCTATTGCAAAATTGTCCGGTTTAATATCTCTATGTATATAACCACAAGTATGAACGTGTTTAATAATATCTATCATTGACATTGCCAAAAGTATTATTGTTTTCATACCAAACTTTTTATGTGACGATAAAAGAGATTCTAAACTAGGACCAAGCAAATCCATAACTATGACTTTTGCATCCTTACTCTTTACTATTTTCATATTCGCTATACCACGTTCTGGATTTGATATATGTTTATAAACACGAGCTTCATCCATTAAGGAAGGTAATCCATCTCTTTCTTTTGTTTTTATGGGTATTTTTAAGGCGACTTTGTCTCCTGTAACTTTGTGAACTGCTTCAAATACATTCCCAAAAGACCCAGAGCTTATGTATTTTGTTATTCTGTAACGGTTAACTGTAGTTCCTATTAAACCACGCAAATCTTTAATGTTAGAATCATCCATTAATTTTTATTAATATTAATATTGTGGAAACTAAACACAATACAAATTAATTTTTAAATTACTTAAACAATTTACCTCATAAGGAAAAACTGAATATTTATTTTATTTTGATCATTGTATAAAATGCGTAGTCTACTAATTATATTTAGTCTATTAACTGGATTTACTATTGGTTATCCCGTAGATAATTCTTTAGTTAAAAGAGGTAAGGAAAATGAAATTGAAATTGAAACTGACACTATTGAAATTGAAACTGAAGCTAAACATAAAAATAGAAATCGGGGAGGCAGACTTGTAAAACGTCGTAAAACTCGTAAAAGAAAAGGATCAGATGATATAACTTATGATGTAAGTGTTTTCAAACGTCGTAGATCTGGTACACAACCAGAAGACACTCTTCACACTGAAACTAAGCATAAAAATAGAAATCGGGGAAATAAAGGTAAGAAAACTTCTACAAGTGGTGCTGCTTCTACTTCTACTACAAATAGTGCTGTGGCTACTTCTACAAGTAATACTGCTTCTACTACTACAGATAGTGCTGCTTCTACTTCTACAAGTAATACTGCTTCTACTACTACAAATAGTGCTGCTTCTACTTCTACAAGTAATACTGCTTCTACTACTACAAATAGTGCTGTGGCTACTTCTACAAGTGGTGCTGCTTCTACAAGTAATACTACTTCTACTACAAGTGGTGCTGCTTCTACTACTACAGCTTCACCTACCTCTTCACTTATTTAATTGTAGGTATAATTCATAGAGTATAAAAACAACTATTATTTTGTATAAGTTTAAAGATCTATCAAATAACTGTCTGTTTAAAAAGGTATCTTGCTTTGTTAAAACGTGTACTACTACACCTAAAGGTAATAGCGTTAAATAATAGGCTTTTCTGGATATATTAAGGTAAGATCTAATGTAATTTTCTACGATATATGCTACTAAAAATGTTATAGAAAAATCAAACAATGCTATTCCATCACCTGTATTGTTAAAAGGGGGTATGCCAAGTTTTAATCTATATTTCCGTAAGTCTGTTATGTCCATGTAGTTTATATTTTACTAATATATTTTTATTAGTAAAAGTTAAGTTAATTGCAATTAATACTTTATCACAAATACTCGTTTAATCGTATACTTTTTGGATAACACCCTCTATTACTTGGACCTATAACTGAATTATCAAATGGAAAATTTGTTCTTTCTGGGAAAAATGCTTCTCCTCTTAAATCGTATGACATATTTCTAGTTGGACAATTGGTTCTATTACAGAAAGGACATCCTGGTCTACCACAATTACATTTTCTACCACAACCACACCCTCCAGTTCCACATCCTCCACCACAAAAAGTTTCCTTTTTGCCTAAATTATACAAGAAACACAAAATAAAAAATAATATTACTAAACGTATCATTTATAAGATAACGTGATAAAAAAATTTTATAGTATTTTTATTTATAAAATTTTTTACATAAATGTGTTAACGTTTTTAATGACCATCAGTTGCAACTTCTGCAAACTTGGCAAAAATAAATACGTGACCAATGAATTCTGTTGGTTGCATATTGTTGTGTGCTTGAGTAACACCACCAAGACCACCACCTGTTGCACCAGAAGTGAGTGTCGTTGTAACTTCATCAGCTGCTGTTGTTGATCCACCCTCAGCTGCAGCTATGTTTTGTGTTCCACTTGGAACTGGATTAACACTATGGGTATGACTTGGTATTTGATCAATGGTAAGTGTATGTGTTTCAGCACCTACTGTATCACCTAAAGATCTAGCACTTAAACCAACACCTGTTCCAATTGCACCTAGAACGCGCCCTCGGCAATCTGGTAAATTGAATGTTGTTGATCCATCACCAGCACCAAATGCAGTTCCTATAACTGCAAAAAGATCTGCATAAGTTGTTCTTGATACAGCTGCACCAGCGCATCTCAACCATCCGTTGTGATCGTCTCCGATAACTGAATATTTAATATCACCTACTTCTAATGGACGTAGATAGACCCATTCATTTCCTTGTTTATGTACTCTTACTGAACCAAATATTTTGGCTACATTTTTTGATTGTTCCCTTACTGACATTTTGTTTTTTGTTTATACTATACGCCAATATTTTATATTTTCATATTTTTATCTTGAAATCAAACCATAAAATCAAGTAAAAAAGTTGCAAAATTTTGATTACAACGTGATTTTTAACAAATTTAGATTATTCTTGAATCCTTTCTTTGTACAACGACGTAAGCATCGTCTGAAAATCAATCATATATTGCTTTTTATCACAAACAAGACCATTAGTGAATTTTGTTCTTATATCATTTTTGAGTTTATAAAAGTAATCTGGATGATCTTGCTCCTTTTGGGCTAGATCACTAATTTTAACAAATATATCATCTCGTTTTTTAACAACATATTCTGATAAACCACTGTTTTGTAAAATACTACAAGATACATTTTGAGGATGAAAATAATACTCACTGTCATACAATGAAAACACTGGAACTCCCATATACAATGCCTCACATGTAGTTGTTGTACCAGAATACGGAAATGTATCTATTGCTATATCAACTTGATTATAAGTCAACAAGTGTTCATCGTGTGTCATTGTACACTCTAGTACACTAATTCTATCCCTTACACGTTTGTCAAATTTCGCAACAAAATCTACTCTCACCTTTTTATTAATCAACGCCTTTGTTTTTAATATCAAACGCGTTTTTGGGATCTTGACAAGAATATCACTCAACAATTTAACAACACCATCTGTCATTTTATTTACACGATTGAAACACCCAATATTTATGAACCCATCCCTAGTACGCTTTGTTATATTGTGAGTTTCCATTGTCTTTTCACCACTATTGTTTATTATTTTAGGATCATAACACAAGAAACAATTAGGTAATGCTAGTAATCGTTCCGTATAAAATTTTTGTGACACAGAAAAATCACCATCGCATATGTTATCTGTAATTCTATAATCCATTTCTTCTAAACCAGTTGTAAAAGGATAACCTATATATGTTATTTGTAGTGGACTTGGTTTCAATGCAAAAATATCTAAACGATTGTAAGCTGTATGACCCGCTAAATCAAACAAGATATGAACTCGGTCATTGTAAATGAGATCACCTGCATCTTCTGCCGACAAGTTTTTTATCGTCTTAAATTTTAGATCTTTGTTGTACAACCCAGTATTTATAATACATTCTGAATAACACGTTACGTTAAAACGTGTTGTGTCAAAATTCTTCAAAAATGTACTAATAAAAAAACTAACAGGATGATCCACAAAATCACCTGAAATAATACCAATATTAATCTTTGATGTTTTATAGAATTCATTAGTAAACTTATACCTTCCATTACCCTTTTTATACAATCGGTTTACTAGTTTGTGTTGATTTGTGATATACATTTTATCCTGTAATTCGTCAAATAAATAATTCAAATTCATAATCTTGTTTTGAAACGGTAAAGCAAACTTGGGACACGTTTGCAATGATTTGTTATAATATTCAACTGATTTTTCATTATTACCATTGTAAGAATGCATATGACCCAAGTTTAAATACAATTCTGATAACAAAAATGTATGATCCGTAGATACAAATGCACGTTTATAATTATCGATACCACAATGATATGCACGTTCTGCTAAATCCGTTCTTCTCATCTCCGTGTATACTACACCTAATTGATTCTGAACATCTGGATCCTTTGGATCTATAAGTTCAGCTTTTAATAAGTAATGTAAAGCTTCAGGCCATTGTTTCAATGATCTATAAATACTTGAAATACCATTATAATTATTAATACGCAATTTCCTATTTTCTTCCCGTTCTCCATCTGTAGATTCCTTTGCATTTTCTAACAACCCAAGACTTATTTTGTAATGAATCAAACTCAGTTCTACTCTGTTCATTCGTAAATGAATATAACCTAAATTGTAATGAATTGTGGGATTATCTGCTACATAAATTAATGCCTCTTGCATATAAGACAAACAACTATTAAGATCATTTGCCATAGCACTCAAGTACGTGTAAATACTTGTTAATTGTTTTAAAGCCAACGGATCTTCATAACGAAATCTAAGTATCATTGAAAAACACCCAATAGCTTCACGAAATAATGTTTCACAATCTGCTGATGAAAATGTTGGATGTTCTTTTCTTGTAGCCTCATTTTGACGTCGTAAAACTAGATCTTTTTGAATTTCAGTCTCAACATAAGATTTCAATAATGTACCCATTGTGAAATAACTGTCATAATAAATTTGTTCAGGTATTTCTGGTTGACTGTCAATTAATAAGTAGTCTCTAATATCTATACTACTTGTAAATTTCCTCAATAATTCAACTGCATCCATTCTAAATTTCTGAACCTTTTGTTGATCTTTTGCCTCAATAGACAATGATACGTTCAAATTCACTCGTTCCAAAAGTTTTCTGTAATTTTTTCTAACAGATTCCTTTGTGTCGAAATTCATAAGTCTTTTATGTATATCAGTCTTTACCTTTAAACTAAATTAACGACATTTAAATTAACACCATTTACTTTTTTTCTACGGTTATTATAAAATGGAGTTTGACTTTACAAATCATGATATAAATACACCAGAATTTACATTATCTGGAAAATTTTTACCTGGGCGTTTAGTAGACATTACAGATGGAGATAGTATAGTAGTTGTTTTACCGATTTTCGATAATTATTATAAATATCACGTACGTATTAACGGTATCGATACGTGTGAAATGAAAAGTAAAAATGAAAAGAATAAAAAACTTGCACTAACTGCGCGTTGTGAAGTGTTAAAACTTGTTACAAATCAAGAATATAATATAAATATAAGTAAAGCAGATGTAAAGGATGCCTTAAACAAAAATATTTATATAGTTTACTTGCAATGCAAAGACTTTGACAAATATGGTCGTCTTTTAGCAGATGTATTCATTGATAATAAAATGATTGTATCGATATCTAAACATTTGATTGATAAGAAATTAGCATACGTTTACACAGGAGATACAAAACTCACAGAAGAACAACAAATTGAAATAATGTCCGACAATGAACATTAAAGGCATAATACATAATTAACAAAAATCACATTTTATCAAGTAAAAATTAAACCATAATTAGTCTAATTTTTACCAGATTTTAATTTCTATGTACATTATAGAAGATTTAAACAAAAGTGCGTTTAAAATGAATTTTCTAAGTAGAATCGATAAGGATATAACTCTTCTTTTAGACAATTTACCAGTTGGTATAATACGATTCAATGATAAGCGACGTTGTATTTATGTAAACAAGTTTGTTATAAATTTACTAGGTCTAGATATTTCAAAACCGTTAGATGACATATCTTCTATATATGTAAACGCTGTTCATAAAGATGATCGACAAAATGAAATAGATACTTGTTACAATTTCATGTCTAGTCTTAATGAATGCAACACAACTATTCGAATATTCAATAAACAATTAAATGAATATAGATGGATGACTAATAAAAGGACTGTTGTTAAATCACATAATACTATAAACTCACATGAATCTAACATCCTTTCGTTCATGTATACTTTACAAGATGTAAATGAAAACAAACTATTGGAAATTCAATTAAGAAACGAAACTGTACGCGCCGAACAAGCCTACAATCATAAATCGATTTTCTTAGCAAATATGTCACATGAAATTAGAACTCCATTAAATGGAATCATAGGTATGTTGACACTATTAGAAGACACAAAGCTAACTACTGATCAACAAGATTATATCTCAATGGTCAAAGAATGTTCATACAATTTAATGACTATAATAAATGATATACTTGACTATTCTAAACTTGAAGTAGGGAAAATAACACTAGACATGAAGTCTATGAGCTTACGAGAATGTATAGAAAGCACAAATGATATAGTATTGTCTAAAATATATGAAAGATCATTGGAATATACTTATAACATAGACACTAATATCCCAGAATACATTTATGGTGATCCAAATCGTATCAAACAAATCCTGCTAAATTTATTAAGTAATTCGATAAAATTTACAGATCGTGGTAATATAATGATTAATGTTGAAATTCTTAAAAAAGAAGATTTTGAATTAGTCAAAGCGTTATATTCAGATTCTTCTGAAGATTATCTATTGGAACACTCACTTGAAAGTGAAAATACCTATGTAAACAAACTATACTTGCGTTTTGATATAACTGATACTGGATGTGGCATTGATATACGTGACACAGAAAAATTATTTAAATCATTTAGTCAAGTCGATAATCAAATTACTTCAAAAGTATATCAAGGTACAGGTCTAGGATTAGCAATAAGTAAAGAATTAGTTGAATTAATGGGAGGTTTCGTTTGGTTGGACTGGAGTGAAGTAAACAAAGGTTCGCGCTTTTCCTTTGTTTTACCAACAATCGAATGTAATCCTAAAAATTCAACATGTGAAACAAATGATTCTGTCTTACAAAATGCAAATGTTTTAATAGTCGATGATAACTTACACAATCGTATCAGTTTAACTGCAATGATTACTAAATGGGGAATGAAACCACACGTTTTTAGTAACGGAGAAGAAGCCCTTCACTTTACACGTCTGACTAAATTCGATATAGGTCTTATCGATATTTGTATGCCAAAAATAGATGGACCAACATTTGCCGCAAAATTGCGTGAACAAAATGAATTCAATAACCGAGAATTCCCCCTTGTAGCGTTAAGCAGTTTAGGTGATAAAATGGCATCCAAATCAAAATATTTTAAAACACATCTTATTAAACCCATTAAAGAATCAAAACTCAAAAAAGTATGCATTGATTTATTGCAAAAACGAAACTATAATACTACACCATCTTCAACTACACCACCTCCAAAACTATCATTAGACAAGTACATTGATCAAAATAACTTGACAGAAATCAAATCAAATGTCAGAATCCTATTAGCCGAAGACGTCTATATTAACCAAAAAGTTGTTATCAGTTTCCTAAATAAATTAGGGTATGATAATATCCAAGTCGTTGATAATGGCCAACAATGCCTCGATATGGCTAAAAATAACGAGTTTGATGTAATATTACTTGACATCAGAATGCCCGTTATGAATGGCGAAGTTGTTTTACAAGAACTAAACAAGTATTTTTCTTCATCTAATAAAACTCGACCTCACATAGTCGCTGTAACTGCATATTGTTTACGAGAAGATAAGGAAAAGTACCTTAATATGGGATTTGATGATTATATACCTAAACCCATAACAATAAACGAACTCAAGCGATGTTTAAATGGTTTTATTGAAAGTTTACTTGCTAATTAATATAAGCTATCATATACAGGTTCCTTTTCAGAATCAAGTGTGTATTCTAATACCGACCACTTTTTTACATTTAAACTATTACACATTTTTTCAATATTTTCAACACACAACTTTCTATCACTAAAAATGTTTCCATATTTTGTTCTAACACTACCATACCCACTATTAGAACCTATAAAGTGTTCAATAACACCTTGATATACCAACATTTAAATAAGTATAAACTTAAATTTTAAATAAGATAAACTTAAAATTTTAAATAAGATAAACTTAAAATTTTAAATAAGTTAGGTACAAATGTAATCGATAAGACTACCAAATTAGAAAAAGAATTTTATTAATGATGAGTAGCACTTTACAATTGTAAATAGGTTACAATTTTTTTCACTTGATCTTCAGATAAAAACATTCCCCACTTGTCCCTTTGACCTAATTTTGTCGCCGTATGCTCAAATATAACTGTAAGATACGGATGATCTTCATCATCAAAATCTTCCAAAAAGTCTCGGACTAGAAACAATTTATATTCATCTTGTTCTCTTTTTAAATCCAAATTTTTTATAATTTTCATAGCCTGATGTTGAGATAAAAATATGCCATTATTTGTTTGATTATCATAATTGTTTGTCATATTGTTTGTCATATCTTCCATTCGCATTATTTATAGAAATTCCAACTATAATTCAATTTTTATACAAGTATGACTTTATTTAATTTTACACACAGTTTCGTTTTCAATTCGATTCACAAATTCAAGTAATTTTTGATTTACTGTTATTTTCTTAGGATTTAATGATTTCAAATAAAGCCCAGATAAAGATCTAACTCGACTCAAAGCAACATAGACCATATGATTACAAAAACAGTCTGAAAGATCCAATACAGCATTATCCAGTGACAGACTTTGAGATTTGTGAATAGTAATGCTGTAAGCCAACATTAATGGAATTTGTTGACATACAACTTTAGATCCATCCAATTCCAATTCCCACTCAGTTCTATTAATAATCTGAGTAACACCATTGTCAAAACAAACTCGTACAGCATCTGTGAATAAATCTTCTACAGTACCAATAGATCCATTCACTAGTCCATTTGTAACATCCAAATTTTTAATTAATAACACTCTACAACCCTTTCTTAAAGAAAACGCTTCAATTCCCTTTTGAACAAATTGTGATTGCAAGTCCTTTTGTAATAATTCACACGTTTCTTGATCACCTGTTTTGACATATACTGTTTCATAATGAAACTCCTGTGAGTTGATAGATCCCAACTGCGTGCTATTAATTTGCTGAGCTTTCCAATTACTACTAACTAAATGAACCATTTCTGGATGACTTTCTCCCTTTTTTAATAAGCGTCGATTTAGTTCAGCAATGTCCTTTTCTGTTTGTTGACCTCTTCTAATTCTCATCAAAATATCAATATAACTATTGTCAGAACGTTGACGGAAATTTTCCTTAAGAATCAAGGTAGATTCTTTAAAAACGTTATTAAAAAGTTCACTTTCAATAACTAAACGATTATCTGCTTTTGGATTAGTAAATACTGTTTCTAATTGTAAAAAGTCACCTGTTAAAACTAGTTGTACACCACCAAAAGGACGTCTTGAACGTTTTAAAGTTTGAAAAATAATGTGAATCTTTTCAAACACAGCTGCTGACATCATACTTATTTCATCAATAACCAGAATATCAGTTCTACGAATACGATCCTTGATACCAATTTTATAACGTAAACGCTTTAATAAAACTTCAACTGAATGTTCGGCTGTACCAATACCCATAAAACTATTAATTGTAATTCCACCAATGTTATAAGCTGAAATTCCTGTTGTAGACGTAATATACATAGTTTTAGTTGGTTCTTCTCGTTTTATATATTTGTAAAATTCTTTTACTAAACGAGATTTTCCAGTACCTGCACTTCCCAAAATTAAAACGGATTCTCCTTCACGAAATTTTTCAAAAGCTCTTTTTTGCGAGTCAGATAAATCAACATTGTATTCTGTAGGAATAGACATACCAGTTTCTCGATTATGATCAACTAATAAATCTCGAATTTTATCCAACATACTATCAGCAAATGCTGCATCTGATTCTTCACGACTTTTGTTATACAAAGACATCTGTAGTCTTTTAAATAAACCATTTATTATTCATTTTTTTACGAATAGTAAATACAAGATAACTACGAAACATAAACACCATTTGATAATAATATCCAAGACCCTTGACTGTTATTACTTTGTGCATCAAATACTAATTGTGCACTTTGACCTTGACGTTTAAATGTAATTCTCGTTGCTTGAGCAGATGAATTCAATGGATTTGGAGTTATTAATTTATTAGCTCCAAAAAATATTGTATGAGTACAACCAACTCCCATAGAACTACACACCAATATTTTCATAGTACCATCTGCTATATTAGCACTGTTAGATGGCATAGTTCCTGAAGAACTTGTGTAATTAACACCAGATACTGAAAATAAGGAAATAACATTAGTTGTAGTCGGATTTCGTGTTTGTAATCCAGTTGATGATAATGTATATCTTTCAAAAGTATATGCTAATGAAGATGCTAATGTAACATTTGAAAAACTTGCAGAAACTGTATTACTTAAATTTGTAAATCTACCAGTTTGTGCAGTATTCACACCAATAGGAGTACCATTAATAGATCCTCCTGAAATTTGGAAATTACTTCCAGCAATCATATTTGACCCTGCTGTAACACCACCATCTAATATAAATCCACTCAATCTGCTTGCAAAAACTTTGTTTACTTCAATGTCACTTAAATCACCTGTTACAATATTATTACTTATTGTTGCATTTTTATAATAAGTCCACCTTTCCGTACTGTTTTTAAAACCAAAAAAACCAGTTTTATACCCCAAAGTTCCAGACGTTAAATTAACATTACCAGATGTCGTCCAATAATTTACCTGTATACCTACATCTTTACCTTGATATGTAGTCAAATTACTTTTTACTGTTCCGTTATCAAGACCATTTGTTGTCAAACCTCCTGAATATACGATAACGAAAGAAGTAGAATCCAACACTTGTGTAATACTATATGATCCATCTACAGCAGGTTTACTATTTGTATTTCTTATTGTAACTTGATCACCAATAACCAAGTTGTGAGGTATGTCTGTTGTAATCTTAACATTTCCTATTGTACTGTAATTTTGAACCGTCGCAATATCCAACACTTGTGATGTACCTAATGGAAGAATATAAGTATTAATATCAAAATCTTTATCTACTGCTGCACTAATCGTACCTATAATATTTACATTTCCAGAAATCGTAAAGTTTGTAGTATTAATACTAATTCCGTTGTATCCATTTAACAATAATTCTTGACCATTACTTACAATACTATTTTCAGTCGACCCAAACCCAAGATATGTATACGTAGGTAGTAACACGCTACCCGATGATGTCTTGGGATACATTTCTATGTTGCCAACAGAGTTTACTATTTGCAAATTATTGCTCGTGTTTCGTACTATATAATCAGATCCATCTGAACCAAACATTAATTTTGTATTTTCTAAAATATTTACCGAACCATTTCCTGTAGTTGATGTCACTAGAGATATATCCTCAGTTGATCTAATCTGTAAATTTCCAGATGTATTTGCACTAATAGAATTTGACGTGGCTCCAAAATTAAGATTTGAATCATAAGGTAATGACACATTACCACTACTTAGGGCAATATTACCAGATGTAGCAATAACATTTATCATTCCTCCAGATATAGTATTCACATTTGATATCGTACCATTTGCTAGGTCTAAATTTGAAAAGAATCCTTTTGCAAACTGAACATCTCCATATGCGCCAGAATATACTTCATCTACATTTGTACCACTTTGTATAAACACAAATCGTCCTAAATTATTTTTATATCCAAAAAATCCTGTTCTACTACCACTAGTTCCCGAACTAACATTCCATTTAAATTCAATACCACGATCTTTAAGGTCATTTACAACTGGACCACTAACACCACCAAGTGAAAAAATAGGATCTTGAAGATTTGTTACCGTACTGTAAACTGTACTTGTTGTACCATTAATTTGAACATTTGAATTCAATACAAGTGTACCACTTCCACCTAAAGCTGTTATAGTCATAGTACCATTTGAATCACTGGATATGGAATTACTAGTCGTTCCAAATGACAGCGGTATATTATAAGGTATTTGTACTCGATTACTAGCCTCCAACATTATATTACTACTACTAACATTTACACTATTGCTTCCAATAACATTAACTACACCCG